CGGTTGGTCTATGGGTATGCCCTGGTGGGCGACGGCACCCCAGGGAACATGGCGCTGCCGAAACGCATGGCCGTGACCCATGCGAGGCTCAAAGCCAGTGGGACCGGGAAGAATGTCCAACTCTGGAGGCGGGAAGTTGAACCCAGGAACGGGACCTGGGAGGGGGTCTGTATTTACTATCGGCATGTTGACCCGACCATCCCGGGGTATGCCGGGTTCTCGGTTCGACGTGTGAAGTGTGGGCGCTAAAGTTCTTCATCTCTCATACCGATGTCTGGTGAGGAGGAAGGCGGATGGCGAAAGATCGCTGGACCAAGGAGGACTGGATCGCTAGATGCGGGTACGCGACTCAGCTCCTGGCGCTTGTGGCCGGTAAGCACGAACATGAATGCCGGAGGGCCGCGCGCTGTAGTGAATGTTGCGATGGTGCCTGTCGGGAGATCATGAATCTCGTGGATGACTTCCTCCGGCCTCCGAGGCATCGTCGCCACGGTCTCCCGGAGCATCTTATAGCGGAAGTGCGGCGGCTTCAAGTTGACAGGGCGGAGCGGATGCCCTGACAGGAAGGAACGGCGCCATGGGGTTCATGTTCGCAGTGGGAGAATGTGGGGCGTGCGGGAAACGATTCTCATTCAACCCGGACCTGGTTCCATCTGTCCGGGACAGCGAGGGGGTGAAACAGCCAATCTGTAAGGACTGCATAGACCGGGCGAACCCGGAGCGGATCAGGCGGGGACTCAATCCCATCACTCCACTTCCGGGCGCCTATGAACCTGGGGAATGCACATAGAGTCTGGGGGCAGTTGTCATGAGCGGAAAGCATGTTGGCGTGAAGATGCGTGGCCGCAGCGATAAATGGGTCACGCGCGTGGGTGGAGACAGAGGCGTGGATGTTGTAGGGATCACTTCATGGGGGAAGATTTCTGTTTGGCTCCGGTATGTGGACGGGCGGCCCTGGGCCCAGATCCGTCTGGAGCCCGGGCCCGCAGAATCCGAGACATCCCACCGGAAGGCTCCTGCCGTAGAGCTGTTCGATGGCCCGATTGACAGAGCGGCGCGCCAGAAGATGATTCCGGTTTCAGAGATGCACCGGCTCCTCTCGACGCTTCTTGCCCCGAATGGCGATCGTGATGTTGAGTATGTCGAGGAGCGTCTGGCGATTCTCGGGATCGGGGGTGCGTCTTGAAAAAGCGTGTCTCCGACCGGGCGATCAAAGACAAGGCCAAGGAACACCCGGACTGGCATTGGTGCGACGCCTGGCCGGGTCGTTGCTGGTCGAATCGAGGAGAGTGGACCGGCGATCCCGCCAAGGCCCACAAGAAACCAATCTGCCGCACATGCCTGACGCTGGGGGAGCAGGCGAAGAACATTCGGAGAATCGAGAGCATGAGTCGGGCGAACCGAAAGAAGTGGGGGAAATAGCGGACACCCTGGTCTCAATAGCAGTAGCACTGGGTGAATCACCAGATTTCTTCTTCCGGGCTGGAGGACACATGGGAAAGAAGATGGACAAACCAATGATTCGGAACCGCATGGGCAAGCCGGTTGACTTGACCGAGATCGCACTTCGCTGGTGGCGTTTCTGCGAAAAGCACCTGCTCACATGCGATCGCTCGATCAGGTGCAGGCTGGGCCGCCGATTTCAGGATTGGAGGGTAGGGCAGAATCTCCCTCCGATGCCTGACCGGGCGATAGCCCACGGGGCCCAGGATAGACCGCCCCTGCTTACCCGAACGATGTACGACATTACGCAGAGCCTTCCCCGCGAATGGGGCGATCGGCCTCCGGTTCTTATCACGTCGCCACTGCTGGCGAAACTCAACGAACTGGAGGACCCGCCCAAGGCATTCGACGCGTTCTGTGTCCTGTTTGCCGGATGGGCGATGAGATGGGAGCAGGACGGCGGCGGGGCGAGGCCGGGCGTGTTTAGCGCCTCTCTAGCGAGCATTGGCATCGAGGAGAACATCGCTGGACGGTTGTTCCCAGATGTGCGGTGGGAGGTCTGGCTGGCCGGAGAGACATACCCGGGAGGAGTGTGGGGCTATGGCGAGAGCAGCTAGAAAAAGGGGCGGCGCCCGCATGAGGTCTGGCGGCTGGGTGCGATTCGTTTTGAACCTGCGGCCCGCCGAGTACAGGAAACTCGAATCCCTCTCGAAGGGGACGGGTGGTGAAGTTTCCATGGCGGAATTCGTCAGGCGGGCGATCCGTGGGCAGTATGCCGTCCAGAAGCGGGGCGATATGGAAGGTGGTAGAGCATGACGGTCGAATCAGATCGGAATCAGGAACAGCGGGAAGAAACGCCGGATTTCGTGTCGGCAGACATGATGATCCGGTTCCATCGGGCGGAGAATGACCAGACGCCCATAGAATACGAATTCCCCTTGGACGCCGAGAGTGCCCAGACCATCTGGGATTTCCTCCAGGCGGAGCGGACGCCGTTCATGGCGCTGTTTGCATTCATGCACCATGTGGTCGAGCAGATCGTCCGTTCGGTGGATGACGAGGACGAGGAGGACGCTGGAGGTATGTCCATCGAGGGGCACGCCCAGGAGGACCCGGAGAATCCTCTTGACTCGCCTGACCGCCAGGAATAGGCTTTCCACGTCTTCTGTGTAGGCAGCGCGGCGGACAGATCCAAGTGACAAGCGGTGCGCCTGAGAAATCGGGCGCACCGTTCACTTTTTTCTTGACGTTCTGGTCGGGATTCAGTAGGGTGGGATTCTGAAAGGGGGATCACTCGATGCCGTTGAGTGTTCGCGCTGGAAAGGCGCTCGGGGAGCAGGTGCGAGTGGGGCGGATGCAGGCCGGGCTTGACGTGGCGACCTTCGCGAAGAAGATGGGGCGATCGCCATCATGGGTCGTCCGCATCGAGAGAAACGCATCCAGCCTAACCGTGAAAACCCTCAAGCGCATTTCCGAGATTCAGAACCTACCGATGGAATTCTACTTTCGCCCGTTGGTTGGGAGGACCGAATAGGGAGGGGAACGGTGCGAAAAATGGGGCGGCCCAGGCTCTCGCTTGTGAGGGTCGAACCTGGGCCAGGTCTCCGTAGAGCCTTTGCAGTTGTCGTGGTCACTGTACGAAGGGGTGGTTCAGTTGTCAAGCAACAAGTTGGACGAACGATCTATTCCCGCCATTCGCCTCAGACAGGCCAATGTCGATCTGGCACGACGCGGACTTGGCATCCTCACTGGCGCCCTGAAGAAGGAATCCGAGATTGCCGGACAGGACCAAGCCGCTCTCCTCAAGAGCATGAAGGGTCTCACCGGGGCCCTCTGGTCAAAACTCCGATCATACGACGAAGGGCTGGCGCAGACGCAGCAGCTATCGCTGGGGAGCGACCAGCCGCCCAGGGGCAAACCGTCAAGGACGAAGGGGGGTGATCCTGACTCGAAGCGGTAGTGCGGTCGCAGGGACCGCACACAATCAGGCCAGCGCACGGCATCTTTCGGGTTGGCATTCCCGAGGAGTGCTAGGGTCGTGCGCTGGCCGACCATCCCAACGGTGGAGGGAATCATGAAAATCAGACTTGCGTTGCCGGGAGCGTTCTTTCTGCTCGTTGTGTTTATTCTCGTTGGCCTTGCAGCTCTCAACATCATGTATGGTGGCGTCTCCGTTGCTGTAGTGGAGGAGACCACCTGGTCGGAAGTCAAAGCGGCCTTCCGGGAAGATCCCCGGGCATTCCTCGAACAACTCCTGTCCGATTTCGAAAGCGAGGAGGACCTGGTCGCGTGGCTTGAAGAAAACGCCGACGACATGGGCGGATATATCGACGAGAAGGGCCTGGAGTGGAAATGCTTTGGAGTGAACGGCTGGGAAGTCTGCATCGTGATTCGGAGAACCCCGGCGCCGGAAATCGCCGCTGATCCGATGGATGGAATCATCTGGGAAGACTTGATCGGGCCCAGACTGGAGAAGTGATGCCGAGGGCAACCCTCGACGAGGAAAGCTGGCCCTTCTCCATGTGGAGCGGGATTCTGCATCCGAAGCATCGGGTGATTGACCCGGCGCTTCCGGTGTTCATGACTTTCGTGGACTGGACGACGGCACAGGACGAGCGGGAGCCGAACGGTGAGCGGTTGGGCTGGGTGAAGGGGGGGAAGCCCATCAGCTACCGGGAGATTGCGGAGGCCAGGGGACTCTCTAAGAGTGCGGTCCATCGCCAGATCCAGATGCTCCTCGGAAGGAATACCGCCAACAGGGTCTACGTTTTCCAGGTCGCAGTACCCGGAGGATTCGCCTACAAGGTCAGGAAATCGAAGAAGCTCTGGTACAGGACAAAGAACGCTTCGCTCAGTCCAGGGAGGAAGCGCCGGAAAGAGCATGGTGGATAACTCTGTTGGTAACCTGTGGACAGTCAGAGTAGGTGTCCCATTTTCGAGACGCGCTGTCCCGCTCGTGGGACGCGCTGTCCCGCTCGTGGGACGCGTATAATAAGGAACTTACAATGAGCATTGACAGAAAGCAGGGACTCTTGCAGTCTCTACACCCCTCTGGCTTGTCCACAATCTCATGCCAAGACCTGATTCTTCAGAACATCGAACCCTCGAATATCCCTATTCCCTGCTGCTCAGTTCCCCCGACTGGCGTTGGTGCCTGGAGGATCGAAAAGCGATGGGTTGACCAGACCGCGGCGGACCAGGGTAATAGCCATGACCAACTACTCCACATGGGTTTCCGAAGGCTCCCGCTCGGTCCTGGATTGTTCACGGTGCTCCGTCATTTCAACAAACTCGTCATGTCAGATCATCTCGAACACCGACTCGAGCTCTGTGAACCATATCTTCATGCCCACGGGCGTGTGCTCTTGAATGGCCTCGGGATGGGCCTCCTGCTCGATGCCATCCTCGGCACCCGCGCCTTCGTTAGGTTCGGGACGAGCATCCTGGTCACAGAGATCGCCCCGGAAGTGATCCAGATGGTTGCAGAGCCTCTACTGGTGAAGCACTTTGGATCATTCAGGCGCCGCTACAGAACCGAGGGCCCTTCCGTGTATGCCGAGAAGTTCGGACTGCGGGCTGAAGTGATCTGCACCGACGCGACGAAGATCCCGATTCTCGGCCACTTCGACATGATCTGGCATGACATCTGGACGGACTACCGCCCAGAGAACTTCGATGAGATGAGGATGATGCTCCGGCGCTGGCGCCACAAGGTCAGCGGCTTCCACGGTTGCTGGGGATACGAGACCCACCGGAGCCTGAGAAGGCGCTGGGGTAAGACATGGCAGAGGAGACCGGAATGGCCGAAGAAATCGCCCAAGTTGTCGGGATAGATCCGTCGAGCCGCCCTGGCTTCGTGAGACTGGCCGCTGAGGATCGTATCGTAGCTGCCGTCGTGGGGCAGAATCCCGGGAATTGGGGAAAGGACAAGCTCCGCAAGAATGATCCTCCTCGGGACCGGCTTGATCGTCCCAACGGAATCGCCTGGTTGTTCGAGGAGATCGACGACCTGGTGGGCTACGGGGGCGATCTGTACATGGGCGAGTTTGAGCCGGAGCATGGCTTCAAGGCCGGGCTTGTTCTTATCGAAGACTGGACACCCTGGTCTGGCTCGGGGAAGTCGCATCTGAGCCCAAGCCAGATTGCCGTAGTCGAGGCCCTGGCGGCTTACCTTCGGTATCGGAACTTTCGAATCCGCCTTGTCAATCCCGCTCGTGTGAAGGCCGCTTTCAACGTGCGCCCCGGCATGAGCGATCCGAAGGGCCGGGTGCGGTCGATACTGAGGCGGACGACCAATATCGGGAAGTTCCTTGATCCATTGACTTACAAGTGGGAGAGAGAGGCCATTGGCGATGCTGCTGCGGTGGCGATCGCCGGATGGAGAGACTACAAGAGAGACCTATTCGTCGAGGAAGCGGTCCAGAGAGAGGAGAGGCGCCGTGGGAATCGGAGAAGACCCGGAAGAGCTCGCAGAAGATCGAAGGCTTGAGCAGGAGCAGTGGAGGAGGGACTTTGCCGAGACCCTGGAGGCCCTCGCGGGGCAACTGAAGCGCCTGGCATCCCGCGATAGCTGCCATTCTCTGCCGGATCACTGTCACATCAACCTGACAATGCCGATTCGCAGAGATCAGTTGGAACCTCTCCTGCTTGCGCTTTCCGTTTCTGGTGTTGGCGATGAGGCCGACATCCCCGAGATTGGAGATTTCATTTTCCCGGATGATGCTGGATGGCCGTTCCGTGTGAAATTCTACCGTGGCGAGATGCGCTATTGGCTCCATACTCTCGTCTCTGCGCCAGGATCTAAGACGGGGCAGATCTGGCGGCGCTTTCACCCGCTGGATCTGGACCACTGGCGGCATCTATTGAAGAAGGCCCTTCCCAAGAGCAAGGCAGCAGAGCACATGGTCCATGATATTGAGAGGGCGCCGATCATTCCGGGGGTGGGGAGCTGATGCCAAGGACGACGTATCTCGCGAAGACCTTCACAGCGGGGTGTTTCATCTGCCATGGCGGGGATGCTGCCTGGCATTCGGCAAACGCCCAGGCCCTGGCCGCCAGACACCACGATCTAACGGGCCATGAGACCTGGTGTAACATCGTGTTGCAATGGACCTATGGGGAGCATGGTGATGGAGAGCCGACAGAGGACAAGACGGAGTGACCCGGAGACTTCCCGGGAAGCCGCAGACCACATGGAGCGCACCGGGAAGGCGAAGACCCACAAGATGATGTGCCTGGCAGTGGTCCAGGAAAAGCCCGGATTGACGGCGGCTGAGATCGCCGTGGAGGCCGGGTTGGAGCGCCATGAGGCGAGCCGGCGGCTCCCGAATCTGCGCGACGAGGACCATTCTGTCTACAACGGTGCGGCCCGAGAATGCACCGTGGTGGGGAACCGTTCCATGACGTGGTATCCCTGCCTTGCCGGGCAGGGAAAATTGGCGCTCGGGAGGTAGTGATGCCACATCCGCTCATAGAGAAGGGGCGCGAGTTGCGTGGGCAGCTTTACTGGAGATACCCCACCGACTGCTGCGACTTTGATTGCACGGTGCGGCTCGTCCACTGCTTCGAGAGGGAAAACTTCTATCGGTTTGTTAGTCTTTGTGGGAAAAGCGTTCGGACTACCGTTGGAATGGGCCCCTGGGGCGCTAGGCAGATAAGACCACTGCTCGACGCCATCGAGGAAGGACTGGTGCATCTGTGTCCCCGGTGCAAGTATCTGGAGGACCAGATCAGGGGCTGACAATGCGGGTCCCAAGTCGAATGGGGGGAGATCGTTGACTGGTGGGCCTCCCTGGAAGCCTCAGAGCATTCTGTGAGGTATCACTGGTCGGGGGTCTCCGCCGTACCGAAGAAAAGGAGGGGCAGAGGATGGCAATTCAGGTGTTCAGGATTGGCGAGGCATACTGGTTTGCGGGCGAGACCGCCGAGGAGTGCATTGCCTTCGCGAAAAAGGAAAACATGATTGAGGACGAGGAGGCCGACGACGTTGAACTCGTGTCAGATGAAGATATGAAGGAGTTGAAGTTTATCCATAATCCCGGCTTCCCCGACGAGAGCGAATGCACGTTCCGGGAACAGCTCGACAAGATGATCGCCAAGGGCGAGACATTCCCGGCCTTCTTCGCTGCGTCGGAGTTTTGAGGGAGGGCCAATGAACGACGGCAAGTATTGGGATATCGCGTGGAACCCGGTGACAGGATGCTCACCGCAGGGCGTGGGTTGTTCGAACTGTTGGGCGCGATCCATGGCGAAGCGGTTCTGGAAGGATCGACGTTTTGGGGATGTGCGATTCCATCGGGACCGCCTCAACAATCCCAAGCATTGGAAGAAGCCCAGGACGATAGCGGTCTCCTGGATGGGAGACTTGTTCCACGAGCGGGTCGCGTATGAATGGCTCTCTCCGATTTTCGATGTCATGGCGGAGTCTCCGCAGCATACGTTTCTGGTTCTGACGAAGCGCGCGGAGCGTTGCCGGGATGTCCTGACGAGACACATCGAGTGCTCCACCAACGTATGGGTCGGGTGTTCTGTTTCGAATCAGCCCGAGGCAGAAGATCTGGTGCCTTACATTCTCGACATCCCTAATGTAGTCCATTGGTTGTCAATCGAGCCCATGATCGGCCCGGTCAGTCTTGCGTCCCTGCCCTGTAACGTCCGCCCGCTTTCTCCGACATCCAGACTGCACCGTGACTATTTCTGTGCGCTCCGTGGAGCGGGATACGATAGCCAGCGGGACGAGTACACGGACAACTGGCAATACCCGAGTCTCGACCTGGTCGTTGTCGGTGGCGAGACGGGTCCCGGCGCCCGGCCAATGCCGAGAGATGCGGCTTATGGGATTCTCCGGGAATGCCGGAACAGCGGGACGCCTTTCTTCTTCAAGAGCTGGGGAGATTACGAGGCGCTTGAGGATGGGTCGTACCGACGCTGGCCTCGGGGCCACAAGGCACTTCGAGGACGCATCCTGGATGGCCGAACATTCGACCAGTGGCCGGATGGAAAGATCCGTTGCTGGAAACCTGGGCCCGATCTGGCCTGTATCGTTCGGCGTCCTCCGGGTGTTGTTTGCGGGGGGAGGAGATAGTCACATGGAAAAGGCAATGCCCGAAGAAGTAGCCGAGGCTTTCTTCTCGGATCTCTATGGGGGACCCCACCACATACCGTCCAAGCTCAAGAGATTCGGTCTCGGGTGGGCGGTGATCTTCCACGGGGATCTCGCAAGTTACGATGGCGACATGCTGACCAGGCTCGTGTTCATGGCGCACGACCATTGTGTGAGAGCCTCGGTTCAGTCTGGCCGAGGCGGACGGGGGATGATCGCGATTCATCCGAGGATCAGGGCCGGGCGCTTGATGCAGAGGCATCCGACGCTGGAGGAGGCCGTGGAGCAATGGAGGAAGTTCCACAAGCCCATCGAGGAGGAAACCGAGTGAGGGATCTGAGTCCAGATTTCCTGGCGGCCATGCGGGAGAAACTGGAATTCGGGCGGATAAAGGGCCATCGAGGGTGGGACGAGCACTGGAAAGATTGCGGGAAGACCTTCCATCCAACAGGTCCCTTTGGATTCCTGATGAGGAGGCTCCGAGAGGAGGTTGGGGAGCTGACCGAGGCGCTGACCAGAGGAGACAAGGATCATATTCGCTCTGAGGCGGCAGATGTCGCGAACATGGCGATGATGGTGGCCGACATCGAGGGGGCGCTGAGGGATTGGAAGGGGCCGAAGGCAGGTCCAATCACCGTGGACGAGTCGCAATTTCTTGAGCCTGGACAGGCGCTGTTCATTGGAAGGATTGGAAGGCTGGGAGTCATGCGAATCGAGGGGTTGCAAAAGAATCCTGGTGGTAAAGATGACGAAACGACATGATTGGATCATCGCGTGCGATGGCACAGACCCGAAATTTCCGTATGGATTCGCCTGTCTCCGTTGCCGGAAGCGGGAGGAGCTTCCACCAGGCCGGATGCGATTGACAGACTACCTTGAGAAACTTCGTAGGTTCGAGGAGCGGCACAAGGACTGCAAAGAGCCGGGAACGGAGGGTGAGTGACGAGCGAGCGAGTGACGCCAGAGGAAGTTCAGGAGATGCGGGGGCTGGAGTCGCAGCCGGGCGGGATAGATATTGTGGCCCTGCGCCTTCTCTCCCTCATCAACGAGTGGGCGGGGCGGGCGGTGGGTTTTGCTGATCGGTGGAGCGAAGTGGACGATGCCGGGGTGTGGCAGATTGAATCACTGCTTGAGGGGTTTATTGACGCCATCGCCGAGTTTGCGCCCGAACGGTTCTGTGTCGGGTGTGGGAAGCGGCTAACGGATGAGGAGGTCGAGATGCCCGTAGTCACACAGGCGGGAAGTGGGCGGGCCTTCTGTGATGGCTGCCCGGAACTCTACGGGCAAGCGCCCGAGCGGGAAACGGGGTGAGTGATGGGGCGAGAAGACTTGCGGGACGTAGAGATCGAACTGGAGGAAGCGGCCGAGCATGTGCGGGCAGCGGCACGCTACCTGGAAAGGGATCTCCCCGAGGGCACGTTGGTAAGATTCAAGTGCGGCAACATGGTCAGGGAACATGAGGCCATTGTCCTGGCGACAACCCTGATATTTCTCAGCCCTCGGGTCTGGATTCAGAACCAGGAGACGGGCGTGTCTAGGTGGATTCCTATGTCGGCGATCCAGTTCATGAAGGCTGCACGCACCGCGTAGGAACACAATGGAGGGGCCGATGCACCAGGAATTCGACTGGAGCGATTGGATTCCCCTCTCGGGTGGAACGGGGGGAGAGGTAAGGGCCAGCGCAAAGCATACGCTTCAATTCATGATAGACCAACTGGAGCGATCAAGAGTACCGTGGAGGTGGCGTGAGACTGTTTACCAGGACGGGTCGAGCAGGTTTGTTCTTTGGAGGCCGCGACCGGAAGGATGGAAAGGGCGGGCCTGGTGACATTCCGGTCAAGATCGAGAAGCGAAAGCGAGTTGTCACGGCGGTCGATTTCCCAAAGAGGTCTCTGGTTGGAATTCCTCATGGCGTCTCCTGGTGGGAAATGAGATGCGAGGCAATGTGCATTGCCGAGCTTCGCCTTGAGTATCGAGACGGGAGAATCGAGGAGCGGTTTCTGTATGAGCACGGTCCATCCATGATGATTCCCGGGCCCATGCGATCTGTCTCGTTTGGGGGGGCGGGCCCCGATCGGTTGTGGGCGCCTCCGGGAATGCACCTGTAGATCGAGTGGGGGGACGATCAATGGCCGGAGAGAGGATCACTATCTGGGGCCCGACGCCCGAGAAGATGAAGGAAATGCGTGCCCTCATCGCCGAGTTCGCTGCGAAAGGGGACTCTCCGCTACTGAGCGACGAATGGCGTGGGCTTCTCGAATGCGCTCTCGAACTTCAGAAGATGGTTGATGGGTGGGCCTGGGATGCCGACGCGATAATCGAGGCGGGCAGCATTCTCGGTGGAGATCAAGAAGCAGTCGGTCTGGCACAGCTTCTCATCCAGGACATTCACAGATTCCACCACCCAGATTCGGGAGAAGACCCGGATCGGGACCCGAGGGCGCCAACCTTTCTATCGGTCGGCCAGGAACTGCACCCGGAGGATGCCGAGAAGGCGAAAGATCTGGACCGATTCCTCAATCAGAAGCACGAGGGTTGCGGTGGTAGGCTGATGCTGGGGAAGCGGGGAACCTATCTCGGCGGGCGCGACATCTGGGTGTGTCTCCGATGTGGACGTTGGTGTTTTGCTCAGACACCACGGCTGGAGCGTGAGCGCGGATGGCATGACCGAAATGCTCGCCCAGACTACTAGAAGGCAGCGGTTGAATTCACCCCTGGGGTTAAGAGGAGGCCCGGCATGGCGCGTAGGGGAATGTTGCACTTTGCACTGATCGAGAGCGAGACGCCGAACCCGGAACAGAGGGAGTATGACATTGCCGAGGAAATTGCTCGGTTCACAGTACCAGGCAGTCTCCGGTCTTGTTTCACGCATGTCCTGAAGATGAACAAGGATGAGAGCTGGCGAGACCTGGAGCGGGAGCGGGATCTTGCGAGGATGATTCTCCTGGGCGCTATATTCCTCCAGGCCAGCCGACGGCGCGGTGGGAAACGATCTGGGCTCATGCTGGCCCGTACCGTGGAAGCGCTCGCTGCTGTTTCATATCCCGGGAACGAGGAGAAGCAGTTGCAATTCGCGGCAAGTCTGTTTGGGCCCCTGCACACCAAAGAGGGAGAAGTAAGGACGCTGCGCGAGAGGGTGGACCTTCCTCCACGCGGTAAAGAGGCGGACGGCGTTCTCATTGTTTATCCTGGGCCATCCGGTCACGATTGGCTCGTGGTGCCGCTCTGGCCGGGCCCGGGAACTTGGAGCCATAAGCTCAGAGGAAACGTGTGTAGTGCGGGTGTCAGGATTGCGAGGCACCACCAGGCTACATCTGGTTCTGTTGAAGCGTTGGCGGCAGGAACCACTGGATCAGTTTGTTTCGACATCCCGCTCCCGCCAGTGGGGGACGCGAGGTCTGCCGTAGATCGAATGAAAGCAGCAATCGACGTGCTCACGACTCTCGTAATTCACATGGAAGTCGAGACTGAGGCGATCGAGGATGGAGAGTAGAGGTAAATCACGTGGCGTTTCGAGCGTGGGATGGGGTTCTGGTGATTGAAAACGAATTCGAGGGGCGCCGTCTCATGGCGCAGGAGATTGCTGCGTTTCATGCAGGCACCCTCTTGGACGAACAGGCATTGCTGACCCAGGCGGGTATTCGTGTGAGGGGAGGCAGGAGAAACCGGGGGGACTCTCGGAAGGCCGAGAACGTGACCATGCTGGATCTCAGCATGAACCCGTTCTGCCCAGAGTGCAATACCCGCCTGGAATTCATCAGCGAGGATACCGCGGTGTGTCATGGATGTGGCCTGGGGGGCGCGACCCTGCTGGCGCGCATCGAGCAGAGGAGGACCGATCCCGATGCCACGATCTGGTGACACCTGTATCGCATGTCTCACCGAGCTCATTGTCTCGGTATTCCAGATGTCGCCTGTTTCCTTCGGGCTGCCAGACCACAATGAGGTCGAGTCGACGCGGCCCCGGCTCATCCTCAAGGGCAAGACGGTCGATGAACGGTTAGAGGAGTTCCGGGAGATGCTATGCCTGGATCGTGAGATGTGCGCCTCGTTGCGGTACATCGAGAGCTGTCAGTCTTCGAAGGGGGGATTCGACGTGAGCGGATTGAGCGGAAGCCCGACTCCAGAACTGAGGGTAAGCAATGTCCAGCAGGAGATGGAAAGGCTCTTTGGGAGCGCGTCAGAGCTGGAGTCGATTGTCCAGTCTCTCGATGAGCGCCTGGGCCCCATTCTATCGACCGGCGGTGAGATCATTCGCGGTTCAGACCCTCGGCTGATAACAACCGAGAAAGAGCCCGACCTGGTGGAGCACGCCAAGTCTATCCGTTCCGCTAGAATCAGAGTCAACGCCCAGGTCGAGCATCTTCGCCTGATGCTGGAGAGAGTGGAACTGTAAGGGGGGGGGGCGGTATGAAACGAACCGATGCTATGAGGGCCCATATGGCCTGGCGCAGATCTCTTTTCACGGATGGGCTGCGGGCTGAATTCGTGCGGGACCCGCGTGAGTCGATATGGTGTCCTTACTGCGAGGAGCAATATGACGACGATGACTATCACTGCGTTACGATGTGGGGAGAGCCGGAGACCAAGACCGGGTTCCATGAAGTCACATGCAACCACTGCGGGAGAGACTTCTTTGTAAATGAGAGAGTGCGCCGAACATACAAATCCACCACCGCAGAGCTGATGGTCCACGATGAAACCTGATGCTGGAGAGAGTGGAACTGTAGCGGGGGGACGATGAAAAGATACGATGCGGCCAGGGCCTACATGTTGTGGCGTAAATCCCTCGGCGTTGAGGGGCCCGTGGATATGGCGGCGTTTGCGCCCCCCCCAAGAGAATCTATCTGGTGCCCCTACTGCGACGAACGCTACGAGGACGAGGGGGATGAATGCGTGACACTCCATGGCGAGCCTGAGACTAGGAGCGGCTACCACGAAGTGACCTGCGCTCACTGCGGGGCGGACTTTGCAGTTGAAGAAGGTGTGTACCGCTGGTACGAGTCGCACCAGCTAACGCACGGAGTCGTGGAGGACTCATGCAAGCCCTGAGCATCCAGCAGCCCTGGGCATGGCTCATTGTCGAAGGGATCAAGGACATCGAGAACAGAAACTGGCCCACGGCGTTCAGGGGCCCGTTTTTGGTTCATGCGGGAAAGCGATTTGATAAGGCGGCCTACGAATGGCTTCGGATGCAGCCGATGTTCAGCGACGACAGGATCAGGCTTCCGCTGCCGACGGAGTATCGGCGCGGGGGCATCATCGGAAAAGTCGATCTTGTTGGTTGCGTCACTGCTCACGACAGCCTATGGTTTCATGGTCGGTATGGATTCGTGCTCAAGAATCCGGCTACTCTGCCATTCCTGGAGTTCCCCGGCAAGCTGGGCTGGTTCTCGGTCCCCATGAATGAGCAGTGGGAAGAATGGTTTCAATTCACTTGGGAAGAAGCGGATGGACAGCAGCAAGGAATGGCTGATGGCAGCGCAGGCCCTTGAGATTATTAAGAAAACCCCCAGCTATGAGGACTTTCTTCGCGACAATCTGAGATTCATTCAGGAGGCGGTTCTTCAATATTGGCTGGAGCATGGCGAGTCTCCCCATGTGATTGTTTCTCCGGTCGAGGCAGAAAAGATTGGAGAGGGCCCTGACAGGCGCTACATCTACCAGCCAACCGTCCAGATTCAGATCGAGCGGCCACGAAATGAGAAGGAAGCGAACCAGCCGCCACTCGTTGGGCATTGGTGGAATTGAGAGTGGAAAGCTCTCCAGTAGGTGAAATTCGATTGACGGGAAAGGGGGGCGTTGGTAAGCTGACATCGAATCCAGAACGAGTCTGACTGCTACCAGTCACCGGCCATGGCTGAGCGGGTAGGTATCCCCGCGACCATGGCCGGGCGGGGTTGGGCCCTGGGGGAGCGTTGCGCGGGTAGCGCCCTCCAGGGCTTTTCTTTTTCCAGAAGGGGGATGTGGCGATGTCGGAGCGACCGGGTGGAGGAGAAAGGCCGCGAGATGGCGGCGGCAAAGGCAAAGGGCGTGAAGGCGGCAGGCGCGAAGGACAGCACCAGGGCGATTGTTCAAAGGGCGGCCCTGGACATGGGCAGGGTGGCGGTCGTGGGGGTGGATCTGGCCGCACAGACTGAGCGAAATAGGTAGGACAAAAGTATCACAAAGGTACGACAGAAAAGGGGGTGCCCCGGTGAGGTTCAGAATGTTCGTCATGATTATGATGGCAGCGGCGATCTGCGCCCTGGGCTTCTTTCTCGGGACAGTTGCAAGCATCGACGTGCCGGAGGCTCAGGCCGGTTCGTGTCTGGGGCCACCGGCCTTCGGCGCCTACCCCGAGGAGGACCTGAATATCAATGTCGCCCTGGTCGATGACCCGGCGAATGCCTACCGCCTGAACACCTTCGAAGATCCGCATCCCATCAATGAGCTGACTGTGATCTGCCGAGCGGGAACCGTCTATGTGCGCGTGTTCGGGGAGTACCATGACAGCAGCACCTGGAGGCAGGTCTTTGCCGGACAGGGGCGGATCATCTCCAGGTGCTCGATAGACTCGGTGAAGGTGAAGGCAGGAGAGACCGGAGGAATCGGAGACATTGAATTACGCGGGGGATTCTGAGGATGGAGCAGTTGAGGCCATGGACCATGAGGGACATTGCATCATTCGTGGTCGGAGTGATCTGCCTTCTCGTGTTTCTGGCCCTGTTCTTTCCCAACCCCGAGATTGGGGACCCCGAGAGTCATCAGCATTTCTACGGAGGAGGGGGACATGAGTACCAGGTGGGCGATTCTCTTGAGTCTGGTGGTTGTGCTGGCGGGATGCTACCTGAATCTGTCCTGGGAGAGCTTACCGCCGAGATGTGAGGCCCAGGAAGCGGAAATGGTGAAATGGGCCTGGCCGGTTTACTACCCGGACAATGAGTACCGATCCACGAGGCCGGGCAGTTGTGGAGATGCCGCGGTGCCATTGGCCCGAGGCGCCATTGTCATGTACGACACGGGGCGTGTGGAGCTCAGAATCGACGGCTACGAACCGAGGGACATGCCGAAGCTCCGACCTCCGATACCGCCGCTTGAGATTGCATACTGGTCTCCCAGCGTGCTCGTGAGATGGGACGGCCAGGTCTGGGTTCATCGGGAGAGTGCGAAGATCGAGGAGTGGGTTAAGGTCGAGTGAGAGGATGTATGGGGAAGACGAGGCTGCAACGGATATACGCGGCGATCGAGCGGTGGACCCCAACGAGATTGGGGATCATCGAAAACAGGTGGATCGGGTTCCATTTCATGAGGGATGGGGCCGCGGCGGCTGGTGTTCGTGCAGTGGTGGGGCCGGGAGTGCATGTGATGTGGATCGTGGTGTTGTCGGCCGCGGTCTATGAAGCAGTGGAACTATGGAGGGATGGGATACCGGACTGTCCCGAACCGGGGGAGGAGGTAAAGTGGTGGGCGTGGGATACGGCGGGAGATCTTTTCTCGGCGGTATTCCAAGCGACGTTGGGGGCGTTTCTGTAAACAGGAGTGATCGGACTGATGGGTAATGCATGGCAGAAGGCTCGATCAAAGCAGGCGAGGGAAGAAGCGGCCAAGTCGGACAGGAGGAAGAAGATCATCAGGCGTGCCGTCATCGGCGCCATCATCTTCTGTGCCGCGTGTGCGATCATCGGCCTGGTGGCAGGAGACCGCGCCGGTGGAGAGACCATCGAGCTGCAGAACGGGAACAAGCCGGACCCTCTCTATGATGGGATCGAGGATACGTGGATCTGCTCTGGATACCCGTCCTACAACTTCGGGGCGGATGACACGCTACGGCTGGGGTGGGTCCACTTCGTCGGGGGGGACGAATCGGACTCCTGCCGCATACTGATCCGACCCGATTTCTCAGTTCTCGGATCGAATGCTGCTGTGAATCGAGTGACCCTGGAGCTGACGATTCTCGATGCCCCTAGTGTGTCATCATGGACAACTCCGAACATTGCCACGACAACGGCGCGGGAATACTTCTCGACATCGCATGTCCCCTGGTGGGGTGAGGGCGATAACGACTGGCAGGCCGCCGACCAGGGCGAAGCGAACTGGATGTGCTACAAGGAAGGCTATACGCCGGACTCATCCTGGTGCTCGTGGGGGGCAAGCGAGACCAGTTGGTATTACGAACCCGGGGAGTGCGGCGACCGGACGCCATCTATGGACGAAATTTCGACGTATCCCGGCGTCGATGTCGTCCACACCTTCGACGTGACTCGCGACTGGAACTTTGCGTGTTATGACTCGTTTGATCCGAGCGGGTATGTGTTATGGGACCCGATGGTGGAGGGCATGGGCCGATCCATGAACGCCCATTGCTACGCGTCCTCTGAATACCCAGACGCGACAAAGCGCCCGAAGTTCATCATCGACTTCACGGATACCACCACGGTCAGGACTGGCGGCGGTGGGATGTTTATGCTGGGAGGCGTGGATGACCATAGCCAGCGCACATCTGGGGCCCTGCTCCCGACCACCTGGTCGGAGACCACGATCGCCAAAAAGACAGTCGGGATTCGTATCTGCGGCATAGGGGATGCACATGTCGGTGGGCATCCACCTGGCGGGGATCTCGCCCTCGATTATGCCGGACGCCTGGAACAGTTGAAGCAGCAGTTTGCCTGGTGCAGTGCTCTCGATGATCCTCCCGCTGTTGCTATTTTCGATGTCGGCGACATGGTGATCGACAACACCCAGAACGCAGATTATTCCGAAGCCCTCGATGACCATTTGAGCCCATCGACCACCTGGGAGCCAGTTGGGGGGAATTGGGAGCCTGCCCAGGCATCGGGTGACTCTCTTGGGTTCAAGGGCCTGATGGAGTTCGATCCCCCAGACAATCGAGTGAATCCCTTCTGGGATGGCCGCATGTTCAGAATATCCGAGTATGGAGCAGGATCGCTCTACCTCGTGACGCTCTCGAACGTCAGGGGCGGTTTCGAGGGAGATGAGTGCTATGTCTATGGGACTCCGGGCGCCTATACGTGCTGCCCCGCAGATGACGGCCTGCACCGGCCAGGATCGGACCAGTACAGTTTCGTGAACTGGTGTGCTACATCTCTGCCGGGTGACTCGTGGAAGATCGGCACCGCCCACAACGGTGTCTATGGATGCGAGGTCTATCAGTCCATCCGGCCCAACCAGAGAGAGGCGAGGCACGCGGGTGGATATGGTGCCATCCTGGAGGCGGGGGGGTTCGATCTGATCGTCACGGGCGATCAGCATGTCGGCTACCGAACAGAGCGAATCCAAGCCGCCGTCGCAGACTCGGGAGGGTGGCCGGCGGACAGTCCGATGGTCTATCTGGATGAATCCAGCACAGTGTATCTCGGTGTGGGAGGAGCAAGAGATCGGATGTCAGATACGCCCTGGTGGCCCAGGTGGTATTGGGATGATCCGCCCGACTCGATCTGGAGAACCGGCTGGTTCCCGGACCACAAGACGGGCAAGCCCGATTCCGTCATGGTCGCTCGTGGCTATCTCATCAACTGGTATCAGGGCAATCTGGAGTACAAGCACGGGCAGTTCACCTACCGTGAGGCGGACACCACGACCTATGTATTCGACATGGTGATGAACTGCACGCGGGCATTCTGCCGCATCGTGGATATCGGCTACAATCTGGCGCCGGAAACGGTGCTCGACCAATGGGTCATGGTCAGGGAAGGGGGGAACACGGTCTGGAACGCTCCGCGGGCCCCAAGGGAGTTCGTGGAGCGGGATACTCTCGACGATTTCGAACTGTAGCGGGGGACTAAGCGAGGGGGCAGATGGGGAAGAAATCGCCATTCTTCAAACAGAGCAAGAGAAGGTTCAAGCGGCACTCGACAACGAGGACCGAACAGACTCTGGAATTCACGATCTGGGGCGCTGGGCTGGTGGTCAACGAGCTCCTGGCCGATGCAGAGCAGATGGCTATGCAGGCCGCAGCCATGTCACAGAAGCTGTCCGGGATCGCAACCGTTCTCAGGAACTATGTGGAGACGGCAAGGGCGCTGCATACGGGCTACAAGCCCGACGGGTCCAGAGTCACGGGGGACGAAGCCAGAATCGCGCTCATGGCAATGAGAGCGCAGATGTACGGCAAGGGGGCTGGTGACGGTGAAGGCGAAGAAGAAAGCCAAGAAAACCTCTACCAGGTCCCGGGGGAAAGACCGGAAGAAGCGCAAGGTGAATCCCAAAACGACGGCCAGCCGGAAACCAGCGGCGGTGAAGCGGAAGGACGTATCCAGGAGGGCGAAACGGGTAGCCAGCCCGTGGCCCCAGGAGGCGATCCTGCGATTTCAGCAACTGCGGGCGCACGGCGGAGCCGAGAGCAGCTTCCGGGCGATCCGGGAGACGTTGGGGGCGGAGTTCGGGAAGAAACCCGCGCTGAAAACGCTGGAGCGGTGGACGGCGAAGTTTGATGACGAGATTCGGTCGATCCAACGGGAATTGGAGGTCGAGCGTAAGGCATGGGTCCTGAAGGAGGAGCGGGCGCGGCTCGAATACCTGACGGGACTCGCACAGAAGGGAATGAACATCTCCGACAATGTGATGGCGGAGGTCATTCCCGCAATCCGCAGGGGAGACATGGACCCGTCGAAGTTCCTGGCGTGGCTCGTGTCCATCTCTACGGAAGCACGGCTGGAACAGAAGGGCAAAGACGGTGATGGGATGGGCGCGGGAGGACCCGAGGGGGGATCGGGGACTGCCAATGCAGAATTCCTGATGGCGCTGGTCAGAGAGGCGCACAATGACCCCGAGAACGCGAAGGGCCTCCTCCAGGCAGCCCTTGGAGTGGGCGAAAGTCTGGCAGCCAATCACCCAGACATTGCCGAGCGGCTGGGCCGAACGCATCCTGGCCGAGACGGCGAGGCTCCTGGGTAATCGAGCATACCTGGAAGGCGATCCCATGGCGTGGGCGGTTGCCAACCGGGTTCTGCGCGGCCGCCCGTTTTCCTATTCCGCCCTCGGACGCCGCCCCTACATCCGCGAGTACATCTTCGATCGCTCCCCCAACAAGGATACCATCAAGAGCCGCCAGATGGAGGTCTCCGAGACCGAGGAGAACGATAATCTCTTTCTCTGCGACGCGGTCCCCTATGCCGTGGTGATGCATGTCTTCCCCACCGACAAGCTGGCGAATCGCTTTGGCCGAGAGCGTCTGTCACTCGCAATCAAGGACAGCCCAACCCTCTCTCAGCGGGTCCGGGACACCAGGGCGGCGGGTGGCGCAGACAACGTGACTATGAAGCAGATCGGGAACAGCTTCTACACGCTGGTCTCCTCCTGGTGCGACTTCGCTGGCCGGTCCCCGTCTTGTGACAAGATCACGTATGACGAGTACGACGCGGCGAACCCCAAGAGCGAGCAGATCTTTGCAGAGAGTACGAGTCACAGCGAGATCGGCCACAAGCACAGGATCAGCACTCCCACCTTCCCGAATTGGGGCATCCACAAGAGATTCCTGGAGGGCACCCAGCACACATGGCTCTACAGATGCCCATGCGGCAGAGATGACCAGATCCTCTGGCCGGACTGCATCCTGGAGGTTCCGAAGAAGAAGAATCCCGAGGAGTTGTTCGCCCGCCCCGGCGATCGTCACTACTTCGGTTGTCCGAAATGCGGAAAGGGCATAGATCGCTCGATCCACCTGGACGAGACCGGGGGCAAGTTCGGCGGTCATTGGGTGGCGCTCAATAAGTCCGCCCCCCCGAGGCGGTCATCCTGGAAGCTCACCCAGCTCATGGCTCCGTGGATTCACGCCGATACCCTCGTAGACAAGAGAGCGAACGAGGTTCGGTACGAGAACCAATGGCGAAACGAGGTTCTGGGAGAGCCCTACGTCTCTGAGGATGTGACCCTCACCGTTGAAGCTGTCCTGGCCTGCTGTAGAGCAGACTTCGGCTGGGTGGACGGCTCCCAGGGCCCATGGACGCATGGAGAGGTCGCTGCTGGCGTCGATTGGGGGGATGTCTCCTGGTTCGTAGCCCGGTGCAACTACGATACGACGGGCAAGTCGAGACTCCTGTATATCGAGATGATCGACTCCACGAACCCGCTCGACCACCCAAAGCGAGTCGCCGAGCTCTTGAGGCTCCTGAACGTGAGTCTGCTCGTGTGTGACTCCGGGTATGGCCGGGATCGGAACCAGCTCCTGTTCAACTGGTTCCCGGGGAAGGTGTTTGCCTCATTCTACGCCCAGGCCGAGGGCGGTTCGAGAATCTTCCGGCCAGCCTGGCAGCCCGCCCAGCGGAAGGTCTCTCTACACCGGACGGCGACGCTCAAGATGGTCTGCCATGATTTCCTGATGGACCAGATTGACCTTCCCCGGAATGAAGGGCCCAGGACAGACCTGCTTCACACGTTCGCCCGGCATCATGCGAATCTCCAGCTCGTGAAGAACTACGACCCAGATAAGGACACGGTAGAGGAGCGCATGGCCGCCAGCGGCCCCGACCACTTCGCACATGCGAACGCCTTGGCGATGGTTGCAGAGGAGCGGATCACAGGGATCACGAAGCGCGCCCTGCTCATGTAGGAGAGGATCATGGAGTACGACTTCAAGAAAGCAATCTACGACAGCTCCTACGCTAGCGAAATGGCAGCGCAGCGAGAGTTCGCATTGGCCCGGCGCGTGGCCGAGGCGCGGGCCGAGGTCGCTCGTGCGGTCTCCACATCTGCCTCGGGAACGGACTGGATGCCTCCCGACCAGGCGGACCTGATGAAGGCGATCAGCTCAGTACGGAATGAATCCAGGATCGCCTCGATCATGGGAACACTGATCGACCCCCGCGCCGTGTCTCACGACCATAGCGGCGCCCGCAAGAAGCCGACCCTCATGGACTTCAATATCCTCCGGCGCCTGTCCTACGCGTGCGAACCCATTCGAGTTGCCATCGAATACCGGAAGACTCAGATCCGCATGGCAAAGTGGCGGGTCTGCCTGGCTGACGAGGATGAGGAGGCCACCGACCAGCAGGAAGCCCAGATGAAAGAAATCGAGCGGCTTCTGAAGCGGAAAAACAGGAACAAGGACTCTCTCTCTCGCACCCTGGAGAAAGCGACGGAAGACCTGCTGGCGCTCGATGCGGGATGTGTCCAGGTGGTGCCCTCCAGGGCGGGCAAGTATGGCGAGATGGTCGCGATGGACGGTGCAACCATCCGACCGAAGGTGACGAAGAAAGGCATTCTCGATCCGAAGACTCCCTACATCCAGTGGATCGAGAATCAGATCACGGGGAAGTTCCGGGCCCTGGGGCTCCCGGGAATGACGCAGGGGACCCTCGATAAACCAGCCATGATCTACATGATGCAAAACCCCGTCACGAACATCTTCATGAACGGCTACGGGGTATCTCCCATCGAGATGTTGATTACGGCAGTCACCGCCCTGGTCCACGGAAGCCGGTACAACGCGGATTACTTCTACGGGCCCAAGGTGCCCGAAGGGCTGCTGTATCTCGGGAGTGCGGCTACACAGAAGGACGTGACGTACTTCCGGTACTTCTGGGAGCACGAGCTTTCCCAGGGGTGGGCCATTCCGGTCGTCGGCGGCGGCTACCGCCCGGATCACACACACGCGCCGACTCCTCCACAGTTCATCCCGTTCCATCGCAGCCCGAAAGAGATGCAGTTCCATGAGTACATCCAGTGGCTCACGCGGCTTGTGTGCGCCGCCTTCCAGATTCCGGTAGAGGAGATCGGCCTGGCGCAGCGGAGTTACGGGCCCGGCCAGAGCGGCCCGATGTTCGAGGCCAACAAGGAACCCACCCTGGACACCAGCCGGGATTGGGGACTGAAGCCTCTCCTACAGCTCATCGCGTATGAAATCACAGAGGTCGTCCAGCATTTCTGGGGAGACGAGTATCGGTTCGACTTCGTGTTGCCGCATGTGAAGGACAACGCCAAGGAAGCCACCCGAGTTGAGGTCCTGACGAAGGCGGGTCTATTCCACGAGGATGCAAGGCAGCTTTTCCTCGAAAACCAGAAGCGGGAAATTGCGGGGCTCGATCCGCTATCGGAGGACCAGTGGAAGCAGATCCAGGAAGCCAGAGAGAAGGCACAGAAGGAAGCGCAGGAACAGCAGATTGCCATGCAGCAGCAGATGGCAGGCCCAGGGGCAACCCCCGGCGCGAATGGTGAGGGAGGGGAGGGCAAGGAAGGGCCGTCGGGAGTCCCCCGGGTGGCAGGTGCATCGGGAGTTGACCGTCCCGATACGACGCCGCAACGCCCCTCTCGGCGGCCCGCTACATCTACCGAGGACGAGGAGAAGAAGAAGCGCGAGCGGGAGAAGAAGCGATCCGCCATCGTAAAGCCAAGGCCGATCGTGGCGAAGGCCCTTGGCCTTCCTGGAGGCGGACTGATTCACGATCTGTCCCGAGATGACTTCTTCGATGACCAGGAGACCGAGGACCTGGCGAGGGAGTGGGAGTCTGAGATCCGACGGATTCTCATGAACATGGTCGAGGACCTGGGGGATCTCCTGGGTGTGGGCCGGAGCATCGACCTGGGCCCGCTTGCGAAGGCCCTCGATCCACCCACAGGGGGGATGCTGGCCGGAGAACTGCCCTGGGACGAAGTAGAGAAGATCATGGACCGGCACCTGAACGGGATCTGGATGACGGTCCAGGACAAGGCTTACGTCGACGCGGTCACAGCCGGGGCCATCCGGGAGCCATCGGCGATTTACACGCCGCTCCTGGCGCCGGTCTCCCTGCCGAAATCGTTCAACTTCCCGACCAGGGCCTACATGGTGGGTCAGAAGATCGCCGCCACGGTGCTCAGGGGGCAGGGGTTGTTTTCGGGAGGCGCCCGGACCCTCGTGCGACCCGAGGAGATCGACTGGTTGAGGCAGCACACCTTCTGGCTCATCAAAGGACAGACCCAGAAGGTGAAAAACCAGATCCAGCGGGTGATGATGGAGGAGCGGCACAAGGGAACTCACCCGTTCCAGATCAAGACCAAGATGACCGACATGATCGGCGACTTCATGACGGACTATCGCCGGATCACTCGCACGGAGACCAGCCGGTCGCAAACCCAGGCATTCTACAAGGAACTTCTGGCGGCTGGAGAGGAAGAATGTACGTTTCTGCCTCACGCTGGCGCGTGTCGGCATTGCCAGAGGCTGATCGAAGGTCGGGTGTTCCGAATCAAAGACATCATGCACGTGACGAACTTCAACAAGCGGGTGGATGAATGGGAGCCGTGTTGTCCGCTCCATCCGAATTGCAAACATAGACCTAGCCCGGTTGTGTCCGGTCGATTGTCCCTGACCGAGCGGGAGCCGGGGAAGGAGCTCAAAGAGGACTACAATGTCGCGGTGAGGGAGTTGGAGGAGGCCCTGGCGGCGTCCGGGGCGAAGGTTCCATTCTAACGGCAAGGGGGATTTATGGGGCGTGGATTCACGATGGATGAATTCAAGGAAGCCTACGAGGAGCGAATGGCGATCATGACCATCGACGGGGGACTCACGGAAGAAGAAGCGGCTCCCCTGGCGATGGAGTGTATCGAGCGGGAGAATGAGCGCCTGAAGGCTGATTAGCAGTAATGACAGGAGAGTGCCAGTGCGTTGCGGTTATGTCTGTTATGCCTGGTGGCACTGCTCTACCTGATTGTTGCTTCTGCCGTTGGTCGTCGGCTGAGATCCATGAGTGCATGGCTTCGGGCGGTGGAGAAGGGGGAGACCATGGAACGGAGCGAGGCGGAAAGAGAAGCAGGCGCCCTGGGAAGTGACCTGGGGGCGGAGGATCTGAATGAAATCCTCGAAAAGGCAAGGCAGTACCTGGTCGAGAATGAGGGCAAGGTCCTGGCGGTTGTGCCGATGGGCATCATCCCGGCTCAGGGGAGTGCTGAGTTCTTACGTTTCCAGAAGATACGGCCCGTGTGGGCGGCGAGGCTCCCTGTCCGTGTTGCCATCGAAACCGATCGTGGATTGGTCATTGGGGAGAAAGGGGACTTCCTCGTTGCCCCCGAAGACTTCTCCAAGGCGTGGCCGGTTCCAGCCGACGAGTTCGAGGAAACCCACGTTCCCTCGTCGTATCCGGGAGATCTTGCGTCAGGGATGAGGGACTGGCTGGGGGCGTTCCAGAAGACCGAGGCGGTCAATGAGCGGGGCGACAAACTGATTTCGGGCGCCATGGTTCACCACCTGGAGGCGTTCCTGGAGCAGGCCGTCGGCGTTCTCGATGGGAAGGGGTAGACCAATGATCCGGGTGAAGGCTCCTCCCGGGAGGGTCCCCAGGCGTTGGTTCGTGAGAAAGGCCGTGACCACCGAGGGGGAGGGACGGTCGAGGGCCACGCACCCCCTCCTGGGAGAGAGCCTTTCATCCCGAGTAGTGAAGTTGACGCCCAGGGCCTCGTGTCCGGGCGGAAAGATCCGATCGAAGGGCAAGGGCCGTGGCCTCGGGACCGGGAAGGGCCGGGGACCGCTACGGAAGAAGAAACGGGTTCGAAATGAGTCCACGTTGGGTGCCCAATGATGCCAGTTTCGAACCGCCGTAACGCATCATGCTTCAATAGGATACCGATCCCCATTCAACTTGGGGTATGGGAAACGATGCGGAATTCGAACCGGGAATGGTCATGACAGTGATCGTGAAGGCAGTGCAGCGGAATCTCCCTCCTGGAGGGCAGTGGAAGACGATCCGGGGCTCCCGCGTGTTCATCAAGGACGGGCGGGTCGTTGCCGGTCCAGCGGCGCTCCGCGGCATGGAGATGCGCCAGCAGCCAGCGGTGGCGGCGTCCGGGGCTGAAGAAGGAACGCTGCACCCCAAGTTCCCCATGGAGAAGATCCAGGCGGACCCGACGCAGGCCCGGAAGCACTTCGATGACGAGTCCCTGAGAGAGCTGGCCGAGTCGATCAAAGAGCATGGCCTGGTGCAGCCCGTCACTGTCCGCCCGATGGGCGATGACAAGTTCCAGATCGTCGCTGGAGAGCGCCGGTTCCGGGCCCACCAGCTCCTCGGGGCAAAGCACATCCGGGCACTGGTGGAGCCCATGGGGCAGGAGCGGGCCCGATCGGTTCAGCTCATCGAGAATCTACAGCGGAAAGATCTGAATCCGATGGAGGAAGCCCACGGGTATGCCGATGCCATGGCCGAGAATCAATGGGACATCGAGCACCTGGCGAAGATGGTGAAGAAGTCCCCGGCGACTATCGAGGGAAAACTGTCCCTACGGAATCTCCTCCCCGAGTTCCAGGGCCTGGTCCAGAAGGGCCAGCTTTCGGAGACCCACGGGCGGCAGGTGGCGAAGCTGAAGCCGGACTGGCAGCGGAAGGCATTCCGGCAGATCGTGGATCGAGATCTGACCACCACCCAGACGAAAAAGGTGGTGGAAGGTCTTCTGGCATCCCAGCAGGCCGAGGAAGCCACCCAGGGGATGGGCCTGTTCAGCGCCGAGGTTATGGAGAAACTGGACACCATGACCACGAGGGAGCAGCGGGTCTTCGCAGACCGCCTCCAGCGATTCTTTGCCTCTGCGGAGCGGTTTCTGTCCGGTGTCCAGGATAAGCGCACCCAGGGACTCACCGGAGCGTTCCTGAAGGGCGATCTGGAGCGGAAGCGGGACATGATCCGGGCGATCCGCAAAGAGCTTCGGAGGGTCGAGGGCGAATTGGAAGCCCACATGGCCCGAGAGAAAGAGGGCGGCACGGCCAGGGCGAAGACCGCCGTGAATGTGGTCAGCAAGGTCAGGAAAGCCAAGAAGAAACGTCGCAGGCGCGTGACAAAGGCCCTCGCTCTCCCGGTAGTCGTGAAGGCGGCAGAGCGGAACCTGCCTTCTGGAGGGGAGTGGAAGACGATCCGGGGCTCCAGGGTCTACATCCATAATGGGCGGGTTGTGGCCGGGCCAGCGTCCCTTCATGGGCTTCAGATCGGGCAGGCGCCTAGATCGAAGGGTTCGCAGATGCCGTGGCCGAAGGAACCGACCTGGGCCAACGATAAAACGGGCATTACGATGGTTCCGATCATCGGGGCGCAAGCGACCTTGGAGTCCTCCGGTGTGGGACTGATGGCTATGCGAGTCGAGCCGATCGCCGGGTGGAGGAAAACGCGCTATGTCGTTACGGACAACCCCACCCCGCCCCCTCAACTTGTTCTATTTCCTCAGTTGAGAGCGCGCGATACCTATTACCAGTATCATGATGCGGCCACCTGGGCGGGTTTGAAGAAGAAGGCGCAGGCCCTTTGGGATGCCCAGGTCCAAGAGCATGAGAAGCGAACCGGAAAGGCTACCCGAGAGGGCAGTGAGTCCGAGATCTTCAGGGCCAGAATCGAGCGGGAGATTTCAGAAACGAAGGCCGGGAAGCGTCGGACGCCAATCGAGATGGGCCAGGTCCAGAGCGGTCAGGCCCTCAAGTTCCCGCCCATGGGTGGGGCGCCGCCGCCAGCAGTGAAGGTGCGGGGCCGCACGGGTGTCGCACGGCTCCAGGCCACGAAGGTGAAGCGCATTCCGGGATTCGTGAAGATCCGGGGGAGCTTCTGCAACACGCCGGAGCGGGCAGCCGGTATCTGTTCCGAGATTCGCCGGATCGACCGAGAGACTGTCTGGACTGTCCACTGTGACGAGCGGGACCGGCCAACTTCGTGTGAATTGACATCCCTGGGGGCGATGGAGAAGACCACGTTCCACCCTCGGGACGTGCTGAAGATCTCCGCCCAGGTCGGGGCGAAGTCCGTCTGGCTGGTCCACAACCACCCGGCAGGAAACGTCACACCGTCTCTCGGCGATGTCCTCGCATTCAGGGCGTCACAACTCGCCGGAGAGGCCGTTGGGATCAAGGTGTCCGACCTGGTGGTCATCGGGAGCGGTGGACGGGCCACGAGCACGGCAAGGTTTGTCGAAACCTGCAAAGCGAATGGCCTGAGTCCTGACAGTGACGCCTCCTGGGAGGAGAACCACGGGCGCTTCCTGGAGATTGGTCAGCAGGTGTCCTTCAAGGTATCGGAGCAGAAGAAGGCTGAGCCGGTTGTTCCGCAGGTCGGCGGGACACTTTGGAGGGGGAAACTCCCCGAGGGAATGTCCGAGACCGTAGCTACCGACCAGGAGGCCGCGCGCCTGGTGGGCCATGCGAGCAACCCGAACAAGTTCTCCGTCGTGGCGATCCACGGGAACCTGGACGGAGCGGTCAACTGCGTCGAGGTCTATGCGGCCAAGGGGCGGGAGCCGGGGCACATTCAGCGGGCGATGCAGGATGCCATTGACGGGATTCCCCAGACATCGGTTCGAACATCGAGTTCGCATGTCTTCATCGGCTTTGGGTTCCCCGAGGGTGGGCCCGGAGGATCATTCCTCCGGGATGCTCAGGGAAAGCCCACGGCAGCCGGAGAAGTCATCATCGGGTCCGGGCCCGAGATGCTGAAGGGTGTCGGCCAGAAGCTCAACAGCGCGTTCATTCGAGTGGCCGATGTGGTGAGCGTCGAGGGCGATCGCTGGGCGGCAAGAACCACGCTGGGCAGGCAGAACGCCTTCCAGCGGTATCCATGGGATGTGCCGGACCCGCACCCGAGAAATGAGGAGTTTACCCAGGAGCAGTATGCGTTCGTGGGGGAGCCGCCATTCCACGAGCAGCGGGGCAAGCTACGGTCCCTGGCGAAATCCGTGGTGGTGAAGGCTGGCTGGGATGAATCGAAGCACCCGAGGGGGAGCACTGGCCGGTTCATCCGTGGGTTCGACCGGATGATTCGAGATCTGAAGGACAAGCGGGCTACATCGCTCCGCCATGTGCTTGCCGGGGCCAAAGACAGTACCGTCGTGCGATTCACGAAGCCACCGACGGTCGGCGTAGAAACGGCACAGGGGAAGAATCTCCTCTACAGAGAGGCGATCGTCCACCCGAGTGCGAAGTTCCCGGGCCGGTGGCAGATCACCTGGTTCGATACATACACACCCCAGGACGATGCCTCATGGGAGCCGAGCGGGGATGAGGAGTATCCAACGCGGAAAGCGGCGCTGAGAAGCATTGCCGGTGTCGGGACTCTTTCATTCGGCTATCCGGGGGAGTGGAAGGTGGCGCCCTTTGCTCGATCCATCATCGTCAGATCAGCCTGGGATGAATCGAAGCACCCGCGAGTTCCAAAAGGGCAATCGGCTGGAGGTCAGTTCGGGATGTTCGGCGGCGCGGTGTCGTCGAAGGGCAAAAAGATCGTCCGGGTCCTGAGTGTGGTGGACACGCGTCAGTACGAAGAGCTGGGAGACAAGTTCCGGGCAATCCCTGGTTCTGGCCAGGAGAGCACCTGTTCCAGATGTGGGCGGACTCACGAGATCCATGCTGAGGTCGAGCTGGAGGATGGCAGCAGGGCGGTCGTGGGAACCGGCTGCATGAAGAAATCGGAGATGGCCGTCGCCTCGAAGGTGAAAAGCCTCACGAACACGGTGAAGACGATCGCCCGGAACCGCGCCAAGCTCGAGGCCCTGAAGGCAGAGAAGGCGCGGTGGGATGCTGCCTACGAAAAGATCGAGAAGAAACCTTTGCCGAAGATGACCGAGGCGACGAAGCCGATGCCCTACACGAAGCCCGAGCAGGGCCGGAACATGGTCGAATTCAGTATGGGCCGCGGGGAAGGCCGGGCGACGACATTCTACGAAGTCTTGAATTCCAGGCACTCGGAGGACCCCGAGTACATCGAGAGTCGGTTACGTCGCTCCCGGAAAGACGCGATTGAGCGGCTTCCCGATGAATGGAGGAGGAAGCAAGTGCGGCTGCTGCTTGGGGAGAGCATGTGGAAGCCAAGGCCGGGGACACTTGCCATCGAGGACCTGGAGAAGCGAATTGCCAAGCTGCAGAAGAAGGTAGATGAGGCAACGGCGCCGGTGGTTGTGAAGGCCGCCTGGGACGAATCCCGCCACCTAAGAGTTCCCAGAGGACAGGCGGCGGGCGGCCAGTTCATGGGCGGGGGAGCGGGAGCGATCTCCGAGAAGATCGTCCAGGTGATCGACACCGGGAAGACGCCGGACTACACAGACCTGAGCGGGGCTGGCGTCGTGGTCGAGGGCGAGATCGCCGCCACGCACATCACCGACGATCCCAGCGGGATCATCGAGATCCTGAAACAGGGGGGAAGGTTAGACCAGGGCGAAAAGGTGTGGCGAGAGCTGGGAGAGGGCCTGTATGCGAGTTCTGCCCCGCAGCTCTGGGTGGGCCGGGCGCCCGCGAAGTGGGAATTCCTTCAGGACCTGAAGCCCGAACAGAGGCGGGCGCTGGGGAATGCAATTCTGCAACACCCTCACATGACTGAACCGCACTACCTGACCGAATCCGAGCGGGATGTGGTCAAACGGGACGTGGGCTACGTGGTAGAGGGGAAGATGCACCCCGACATCCTGTCCATGTTCGCCGACCAGCCCTACAACATCGAGATATGGAGGCCGGAGTTCCTGAAGCCCCTGGGGATCGAGCCTTCGAACCGGCAACCCCTGGAGGTCCCCGTGAGGTTTCAGGGCAAGTTCGCCGAGCTCAGCGGATACCCGACAGAGGAAGAGCTGGCCCGGATGAAGGCTGCGGGATTCGCCGGGGCATTTCTACGCTCTGGATGGTCGCACATGCCGCAGATCGTGGTTTGGGACTCCTCGGCAGTTCGGAAGTTCGGAGAGTATGAACGCCCGTCGAAGGTCGTTGTGAAGGCTCTCCAGGGGCTCCCTCCTGGAGGGGAGTGGAAGACGATCCGGGGCTCCCGGGTCTACATCCACAACGGACGCATCGTGGCGGGCCCGGCAGCTCTCCAGGGCTTCGAGATGGGCCAGGCGAAGCAGACGGGGATCGCCCAGGGGGAGATTGATTTCTCGAAGCCAGCCGAAGGCGGGGACTCCTCACAGAAGCGCACCAGGACGCGAGCGAAGCCCGCCAAGGCAAAAGCACCGGCAGTACGACGTAGGAGTCGCCCGAAACACCTGGGAGGCTCTGGCATCAACGACGTGGGAGAGAAGATCGGCGGGGCCCGGAAGGACATCTGGTGGGACATAGCAGCCGGGCCCAGCAGCGGCGATCTCAAGGAATTGGAGAAGAACCCGGTTGAGGCACGCAGGCTCGTGTGCAAAGAGAAGATTCTTGGAAAGTTCACAGTGGATGCCCAGAGAGATCTGGGGAGGACCGGGGGAGCCGCTTACTTCTGGAAGAAGATCCACGGGGCCATCCTGGTGCGCCCATCCGATGACCCGATGCATCGGGCCCGGTACATGAGAGGCTGTCATCTGCTCCAGGAGGCTACCCAGAAGGCCAGAACCGTTGTGGACATGAAAGAAGCCATGTCGGGCCTGGTGGATCTCTGGAACAAGGACGAGGACGAGAGGGCGGCGCTCGGTAGCCTGGGCAAGAAATTCCGAACCCATGCCCTCGGGGGCGGATACTCGAACACCCGGTGGAAGATCATGCGGGACGCCACGCACTATGAGGCGATGGAAAACGATCCCGACATGATCGCTCTCCTGGACCTGGTGAAGAAGCCGGAGGAGTTCCAGGCGCGGCTCCAGAAGAAGAATCCGATGCTGGCGGCCCAACTCAAGGCCCGCCCATCGCTCATGGGACAGGTACTGGCCCGCATCGACCCCTGGGGGTGGGCTACGAAGGCAGATGGGGGCACTGGAGAGAGGAAGAAACGGAAGCGGGTCATCCGGCCCGTTCCCCAGGAGGCGCGCAGGAGCGGAAAGAAGCTGCATCAGTATCCCGTCCCCTCGCCCGAGGAATTGATCGAGCAGTACGGCCTCCGGGGAGCCGAGTTCGGCAATTGGGTGAACGATCGCCATAGGCAATGGCATGTATGGCAGGCCCACATGGCATTCGGGGATCTCGCCCAGGTCCTCGGAATCGAACCGGCGCAGGTGAGCGGTCGGGGGAACCTGGGAATCGGATTCGGGGCCCGAGGGACCGGATGGGCTGCGGCGCATTACGAACCGGCCAAGGTCGTAATGAACCTCACGAGAAACCGTGGCGGCGGATGCCTCGCACATGAGTGGGGTCACTTCCTCGATAACTTCCTGGCCGGGGCGCGAGCGAAAAAGCCCTCCACCAGATGGATCAGTCACTTTGGCGACCGCGTGGCGCTCGGCAAGGAACGAACGATCGACAAGGATCTGGAAAAGGCGATCACAGGCGTGATGAAGGCAATCAAAGAGAAGCCCGTGGACACCAGATCCGAGAAGACGCAGTACACCGCCATCTCGAAGCGCGGAATTGAGCAGGCCGAGAAAGCAATGCCGCCACATCTGCGGGCCACCGACGAGAATTCCGCTCAGATCATGCGCGCCCTGAATCTGTTCCGGGAGTGGGTGGGCCCGACGCACAAGCCCCATGCTGTCATGGGCGGGAGGAAAAGGAAACCGACGATCGCCGAGGCCGTGAGGATGATCTACACCACGCCCGGGCTCAACATTACCCGGAAGTCTCCGACAACGGTAGCCGCGGAAATGAAGCGGGCACTATTCAAGGGCCCCGAGGCTCTACCGAAGGCGAAGTTCACGAAGGACGACCATGCCGCGGTCGACGCGCTGGTCCATGCCCTCTCGCCCAAGAGCAAGCTCAGCAGCTACGCGCTGATTCGCTGGGCTCGGGACATGGACGATGCGTACAAGGCCGCTGACAATACCATGAAATGGGTGGAGTCCAGGAAGCAGATCTCCGAAAAACACACGCTGACCACCACATCTGACTTCCTGCGACGTTCCCGGAAGCTCTCGAAGTCAGGTGACTATTGGCAGCGTCCCCATGAGATGTTCGCCAGGGCATTCGAAGCCTACGTGCAAGACCGCCTTGGAGCCATGGGGGCTGAGAACACCTATCTCGTGTTCGGGACGCGCGAGGGGGACTACGATCCAGATATCCCGCATCCCTACCCGCTCGGAGAGGAGCGGAAGGCCATCAACGCCTCGATGGACAATCTCCTGAAGGTGCTGAGGAAGAAGAAGCGTCTGCTGAAGGCGCTGGTCGATACCGCCGCCTTCGCATTCTCCGGTCATCCGGTGGTCGTGAAGGCATTCATGCTGAAGCCGGGAGAGACATTCCCCGTCTGGAGGACGATCCGCGGCACGAAGGTCCAGATTGGCCCAGGTGGAGTCATCATGAAGGGCCCGGATGCTCTGCGGGGTACGAAGGTCACGGGCCTGGGGGTCTCGGAGAAACCGAAGATTGCTGGGGTGAAGGTCCGGGGAGGGCGATCATTCCAGGAGACACTGCGGGGCCCGGGAGAGGCCAAGTGGATCACTCTTGCGCCATCGACCTACACGATGGGAGAGGAGCGGCTGCATCGCGTCAAGGTGAAGGGTGAGTGGATTGTCTCCGGGCGATTCAAGGGGATGCGCGTGGAGGACATGGTTCGTCACGGGCGCCTGAGAGAATCGAAGCGGTACATCTACGACCCCGAGACCGGCGCCGTGGAGAAGATGCAAGTCAGGGCTGCTGACGGGCGCATGTACTGGCGAGTCAAGGGGCAGGCGATGGCGATACGGAAAGGCAATCGCCTCCTGGTCATGCTTCCGGCCAGCATGACGAAGGAACGAGTGACACTGGAGAAGATGGGCTTCGGCAAGCGCAGCGGAAACCAGTTCTGGGTGACGCCGAAGGACTTCGACCAGGTGGCCGATGTGTTGGGCGGCTTGTCGCTCGACCACCATGCGGATCACTTCCTGAAATCCTTCGCTGACCAGGAGGCCAAGCGTGAGTCCTACCGCGAAGCCGAGAGCATGAAGGAACTCCAGGCGTTCAACATGGGCCAGGTTCCCGGCCTGCGCCCGAACGGAGATCCGAGGACCGGCATCGGCAGAATCGACCACCTTCACGAGTACCAACTGAGGGGCATCCACTGGTTCTGCAATACAGGTTCCGGGATTATGGGCTGGGACATGGGCATGGGGAAAACGATTGGCTCGATCGCGGCGATGATGCGTCTTTCCGCAGACGGGAAATTGAAAGAGAACGGCAGAAATGGCCGCGTGCTTGTCATTGTGCCGCCCAACCTCAGAGATAACTTCGCCGAGGATGTGGGCAAGTACACCAGCGCGTCTGTATCGCTCGATGGCAAGGACCCGAGCGCCATGTTCCAGGTAACATCCTACGAGATGTTTACCCGACATCCCGAGCGGTTCAAGGGGCAGTGGGGCGCCCTCGTGATGGACGAGGCCCATTACATCAAGCGGGACTCGAAACGGACCCGCCAGATCCACGCGAGCCTCATGGATGTGCCCTTCAAGATGGCATTGACGGGGACGCCGATGACGGTCTCTCCGCTGGATCTCTACAACATCGTGGCGTTCGTTGCCCCGGAAGGACTCTACAGCCAGACGGAGTTCAAGCAGAAGTTCATGCTCATGGAGGGCGGTCGCTGCATTGGGATCAATCCTGAGCACCTGGACGAGCTCCGCGGGTGGGCGAAGAAGTATTGCCTCTACCTGCGGGCGGAGGACTGGCTGAAGAAACTCCCGAAGGCCACTCCAGTCAATCAGTCTCATGTGAACATCGGAATGACGCCGGGCCAGGCACGGCTCTACGAGCGGTGGACGAAGGTGAACGAGCGTATCGAGGCGAAGATGTATGCCCGCCTCCAGGCCGAAACCGGACAGAAGAATCCGACCATGACGGATGAAGACCGGGATCGGCTGAGGAAGATGGTATCTGACACGATCAGCGTGAAGGGGAAGCGCGTTCGAGTGCAGGGCGAGCGGGTATGGCAGACACTCAGGACGATCGAGAACACTCCGGGAGCGATAGATCCGAGACTGGCCGGTGAGAACCCCAAGCTGGACGCCATGATGGAGCTCATCCAACAGCATCAGGCGAAACCCAAGATGCGCTCCGGGGAACCAACCAAGCGGGGGAAGACGATCATCTTTGCGGGCTCAGTGGCCCTACAGAAGGCCATCATTGAGCGGCTGAAGAAAGAGCATGGCGAGCAGTCGATGTGCGGGGTGGTTCACGACGGGAATTTCGTTGGCGGGCGGAGGGTGTCATCGAAGGACACGGCAGCGGTGGTGGATCACTTCAACAACGATCCTGATGCTCAATTCGTGGTGCTCTCGACCAAGCGGGGCAAGGAAGGGTTGAATCTCCAGTCTGCCAGCCAGGTGATTCATGTCGATCAGCCATTCACCCATGCAGATCACCGGCAGGCCACGGCACGCGCCGTGAGACAGGGCAATCAATATGAGTCCGTTGACGTTCACACCATCGTGATTCATCCACCGAAGCACTTGGGCGTGGAGTCGGTGGACCAGGGCACGACCAGGAGGAATATCGAGCGGGAGCGCATGGTCAATCAGCTCCTCGGCGGCGAGGTTCCGGCTTCGGCTGGCATGAGTTCGTCGCAATACAGGAGGGTATACAGCAGTGACATTGAAAAAGCAAAACAGCAGGGGGTCAGGGTCCGCCCCGCCGCCTAGCGAGGACATGGTTCCCGTAACTACACGAGCGCAGGAAGCGGGAGACGTGCAGCTCTTGTCTGAGTCCGGTCCCTTCCCGCTCGACGCGTATCGAAATCTTCAGAATCGGAACCAGGCCCTGGGGTGCCTGATCTGGTTTTCGGAGGAGTACAACCGCCGCAATCTGCGTGTGGAGGACGGGCTGACAGACGAGCAGATTCGGGGGCTTTGGAGGGATCTGTACGAGGCTTGTGTTCGATTCAAGGTGCCCCTGGACGGGGAGCACATGGCGAGAGCGAAAAAGCTGGGGGTCCTACGATGATTCGCATTCAGGCATCACCGACGACAACCAAGTCTGTCCATCTTCGAAAGGGCGAGACCTATCCCGTATGGAGAACTGTCCGTGGTGCGAAGGTCCGCATTCGGGATGCCTCTGGGACGGTCTCCGCAGGACCCGCGGCCCTGAAGGGAAGGAAGATCGGCGGGGCAAAGGTATCGAGGGCGGAGAGGGTGCCCCGAGCAGAGCGCCGGTCGGCCATGCGATCGCATCTGGCATCCCAGGAGAGCGCAGCGAAGTGGAATCGGACCCTTCGCCAGAAGGGCATCACGAGCACCACACACAGCAGCGAGACCTATGTTCCCCCGCGACCTGGTCGGGCCGGGATGATTATTCCTCCTGGTCGGAGATCCACACCCAGACACACACCGGCCCTCCCCGGCGTGAAGCGCAAGGGACTTCTCGGATCGACGCGCACGAAGCGTGCTCCCTCCCCCGGCTCCGGGAAGGCAAAGGCGATGGAGATGGAGCAGGTGGAGCGCAGAAAGGCGACATCGAAAGAGCCTGAAGAGCGTGAGGCCACCCTTCGGGCCGAACAGGAGGGAAAGGCCGCTAAGGCGAAACGGAAGACCATGCGACGGGCCCAGGAGCGGTATGCGGATCGCCTGACGAAGAAACATGGCCCGGATGTCGAGGCGGCGAAGCGGGAAGCCACCGCTGAGGCATCCACCAGGATTCGACCGAAGCCGCTCTCCCCGAGTGAGAAGGCCGCCGTGAAGAAACAGCCTCCATGGCCCAGCCCGAGAGAGTCGATTGCCTCTGGGGCTCGGAACATCATCGGGAAGCGATCCGTGAAGCGTAAGACCGCCCTTGGGGGCGGAGGTCGCGTGGCGTCGGTGCCGAAACCCGGATCGAAGAAAGCCATCGAAATGGGCCAAGTGAGAAGTGCCGGCCGCGGTGGGTTTTCGAATCCAGAGGCCCAGGCGGCCAGGATCGCGAATACGAATGCGGCACAGTCGATCGAGAGCCATATCAGTTTCGCCGATCGAATGGCCCAGACGGGGGCGACGCCCAACGAGAGGATCGGCTGGCAGCAGGTAGCGAATGCCCTGCGGACGATGAAGCGCCGCGGGGAATATACGGTCGGCGTGGGGGTCCACGCGAGGGGATAGGGCCATGCTCGTTATCAAGGGCTGCACGGGTCATCTCTCGAAGCATGACCCGGAGCATTGGGAAAAGGCCAAGAGAGCGGTCCAGAAGCAGTATGGGATCAGCTCCGGGGATCGCTTCTGGTCAATCGTCAATACGGTCTATCAGAACATGAGTCACTACATCCCGAAGGGCGAGAAGGGGAAGTACCGCTGGAAGCCCACCGGAGGGAAGACCTCCACCGGGATGCCGAAAGCGACGAAGGTGCGGATCAAGAAGGCTCCCATCCGCAAACTGAAATCGAGGGTGAAGATCAAACCGGCGCCGGAGAAAGAGCGCCGGGCTGCGTAGGAGGGATCTCGATGGATGGCAACCAGCTCTGGCAGATAATCAGCGGAATGATGGCCGCCCAGGGGGTCGAGGACATCCCGATCCAACTGACGGTCACGAAATCAGCCGAGGCCACGGATGACGGTCCATGGCTGATCGAGGGAGAAGCAGGTGGAGATGGGTTGGATCTGATCCGAGAGTCGTTGGATATGGGCTTCATCGCCAAGACGCTCGGGTATCTGAAGGCCCATGGGAAACTCACTTGGGACCATTCCAACTTGCTCCACCCGGACCCGGAGAAGCGAGGAGTTGATCCCGAAGACCTGGTTGGAGAAATCAGGGATGCCGGGGTCAGAAAGGCTGCGGATGGATCGGTTGTGCTCTGGGTGAAGGGAGAGCTCAACAAGGCCAAGAAGAAGGCCCGGGATCTCTGGGACTACTTCAAGGGCGGTCAGAAGCTCGGAATGAGCATAGAGGGAATCCGACTGGCGACGAAGAACATGGTGGGCCAGGACGGACCCTTTTTGCGGCTCACGCCGCTTATCACCAACGTGGCTCTGACGTACAAGCCCATGTATCCGGGAACCTGGGCGATGGCGTTCAAGGCGCTGCACGATGGTAACGTGGAATCGGTGGTCGCTGGTTTGGCCCCCGACTCCGAAACCGGGTCAGATCTGACCCAGCAACAGGAGGGATTTCAGATGCAGAGAGGACAGGCAGGAACGGCGTTCGGGCTTCCGGGGGCAGTCGCACCGGGCGAGGCCGGACACGTTGCGGACCCGTCATTCCGGGAGCCGATGACGCTGCTTGAGGCGTTGACCAGCGTGTTGCAGCAGGGACTTCCGGCACTGAAAACGGTGTCGGGCGTTCTCGACGCCAATCGGGACCGGGAAATCATGGGCGATGCCGTGGCGGGCCTGGATGGCATGATCTTCCAGGTCATGGAGGAGCTGGCCGTCATCAAGGCCATGATTTCATTCGAAGATCGCCATCCCGAGATTGCCGGGGATGCCACTCTCAAGGCCGCCGCCTTTTCCGGTGACGGCGATGGGGATGGCGACGGCGACGAGGAGGGAAGCATCGAGGGCGACCTGGGCGGGGATGGCGACGAGGAGGGCGATGGAGGCGGAGAGGGAAGCGCCCCGACCGTCGGCGAGGATGTCATCAAGGCCGCCATGCAGCTTGGGGCCCACGCTGCCATGGAGAAAATGGAACCCGTTCTGAAGGCTCTCGGCGGTCGTCTCGAAGCGATTGAGGGGATGCCGGTGGAGCGTGCCGGAATCGGCGGATCGCCGGACGGTGAACCTCTCGGTCTCACCACTCCGCTGAATGCGGGTGGCGGAGCCGATGGCGGGTTGCCTCCGTGGCTGCCGCCGCAGCCCGGCGCCGGAATGCGCGGCGATACCGTCGCCCTCAAGAGCGGGCACAATGTCGCATTTTCCGACATCATGCGCGAAGCGTCCCGGGAGAACGGTTCTGTTCCCCCGGAGGCCGTTGCACACCTGGTCATGCGGAAGGGCGGCATGAAAGGCGGAGAGGAATTGATCCCGGGTCTCGAAATTCCGGTGGCAGACGACTCGGCTCCCTGGGGCTAGATCGCTTGTCGGTGGAGTTTCGGTGAGTGTTCGTAGGTGATGTTCTGCAACACGAAATAGGAGGCTTGTTCCATGTACAACACTCTGGCAGGACCGGGAGGGATCTCCGCACAGGTATCGGCGGACCCGACCCGGTGGGCGGCAAGGGCCGATGCTCTCGGGCTGGGCATGGCCCCCGACACATTGAAAGCCCTTACCACGGTGGGTGCGGACAGAACGCGCTCAACGCACGCCATGATCGGGGAGAGTCTGGACCCCGTTGTCAAGGTGCTGACCGCGCGCTCGCCGTACCACACACCCTTCCTGACCAGGCTGCGGACCCGTCGGGCATTCTCGACGGTTGAGGAGTTCAACCGCCTCACCAGCCTGGGAGACAAGGGTTCATTCATGCCGGAAGGTGCGCTTCCCCGAGAGGCCACCAGCCAGTATGAGCGGGCAGTCGCGAACATGCGATTCGCCGGTCAGACGGGCGTTATCACGGGCCCGATGATGGCAGCGGCCCGCGCCAAGTTCGGCAACATGAAGTCAATCGAGATGGTGAACAGGACGAACCGGATTCTCCTCGACACTGAGGATGCTCTTTTCTGGGGAAACTCCTCCACCATCCCCTACGCGTTCGATGGTGTGTTTGCCCAGATCGGAGCTGCGGGTGCGAATCACCTGAGCATTGATCTGCGCGGAAAACCCATCGACACCTACTACGTCAGTCGCGCGTGCCGGATGATCTGGCAGAGGCATGGGGTCCCGACTCTCATGATGTTCTCCCCGCGCGAGGAGGAGTACGTTTCCAGACTCCAGAATCCGCACCGGAGAATCGAGGGGACGGACGTTGGGCCGGTCACGGCAGGGATGGTGGTCAACAAGTTCAAGAGTCCGTTCGGGCTCGTGGACATGATCTATGACCTGTTCCTGGCCGAGCCGACCGAGCCGAGGACCGAAGCCGCACAGTGCGAGGACATGGCTCCTCCGGTCATCAGTACGGTGGTTGCGGCGGCTGCCGCGTCCGAAGCCACATCCAAGCTCCCCGCGGGAAGCTACACCTACAGCGCGGCGGGCATCAATATGTTCGGAGAAGGCCCGGAGAAAGCCATTGTTGGCACGGTGGACCCGACTGCGGGACAGAAAGTCACAGTTACGATCCCGAGTGACGACAGCAACAGCGGCTATGTGACAAAGACCGAGTACGGCGTGACCTACGACAACAAGCCGACGGCATACAAGATTTACCGTGGGCTTGGCAGTGGGGCCCGCCAGTACGTCACAACGGTCGCATGGGCTGGGACGGGTGTGGATACGACCTATGTGGATCTCGATACCTATATGGCCGGGACCACGAGGGCGCTCGTCATGTCCGAAGCGGCAATCGCCCTGGCATACCTCCAGCGGCTCCAGACGTTTGATCTGGCGCGCGTGACGGATGCCGAGCGTTTCATGATCGTGCAGTACCTGGGGCCGTTGGTGTATGCGCCTCAGTGGATTGTGGAGATTCTGAACATCGGAGAACCGCCCACTCCATAGGTGTTCAATGGGCGGTAGCCCGCACCTGTGAAGTGATTCCGGGAGCGGGGGCCGTGGTGTCCCCGCTCCCAGGAGTAATCGTGCAGCAGCGCATACAGCCGGAAGTGGATTTCGAACTGGAAGCAGCCCTCGATGAAGTCAACCAGGAGGGGAAACCACCTGGGCCCATGCTTGGGCGATGGCTTGGGATGGAGAATGTACTGCGACTCCCGGCAGAGCAGGCAATCCAGCTCTTGCAGTATCAGGATGATCCCATCCGACTGAATAAATGGATTCAGGCGGAATGCGACCAGAGGAACCCGCCACCGGATAGAAGAATGGTCACAGAGGCCATGCTGGCACACCTGACGAGGATTCAGACAAACTCCCAGGATGTCCAGACCGGCCTACGCTTGATGTCGATGAGAGGAGGGGGAATCAATGTCTCTTTTCGTGAAGTTGGACGAGCGGCAATGGGTGGGATCAATGGGCGGATCGTTACCCCAGGGGCCGCCCCTGCCGGACAGGGTAGCCATTATCTGTATCGAGGGGAAGACCCACAAGATCCAGTTCGTGGGCCACGTCGCAGAAGTGACGAAGGCGGAAGCTGACCACCTGACGACGAACTTCCCGTACTACAAGATCGTCCAGAAGCCGAAGGGCTTCGAGGCGCCCAAGGTCGAGGGCGAGTCCGACGGGGCCGGTGAATCGACCGAGGGTACGGGCGAGGATGGCGGAGAGGGCACCAGCGACTCGGGTGATGGTGAGGGCGAGCCCAAGGAACCGACGGAGCATCCGAAAAAGGAAACCAGGACCACCACGGAGACGGGTCCTGGTGCTCCCTCCGGTGGCAAGGGGAAGGGGAAGGACAAGCCCGCCGACAAAAAGAAGTAGGGGCAACGGGGATCTCGATGCGTAGAGCCGGGCAACAATGCTCAGATGATTCTGCGCGTGACACGTGGAGGAATTGACGATGACTATGCGGCAGCAGGTAAGCATGGAGAAGCTGATTCGGTCATGCCCGACGCTCAATGGGCACCAGGCGGCCCAGCTTTTCGAGCAGTTCGTCTCAATCTGTGTCTGGGATGACGAGCTGGCGGCGGATCAGGTCCTCCTGGTCCTGCCGAAGGTGGCCTTCGATTATGAGATCGTTGGCTACAATGTGTTCGTGACAACGGCGCCGACCACGTCGGCCCTGAAGTTCGCCTTCAAGGACGGCGTTGTCGAGAATACGGACCACGTCCCGGAGATCGCCGCTACTGAGACCAGCGTGGCCTGGCGGGTGGGCGACGATTCGAAGGCGGCCATTGCGGTGACCGCGGGCAACGCGCTCACCATGTTCGTGAAGGCGGTCGGCTCGGGTACGGCTGGTGGGTATCCGAACATCACGCTGACCATTCGCAGGAAGTAGGTGGACCATGCACAACAGTATGCTGGCCTTCGTCGAGTCGCTGTACCGCGGCGAGCCGGTTAACTACTACAAGGCTACTGGCGGCGGGGCGCCGTCCGAAGCAGTCGTTGTGGCCGCCTCGGATGCGAATGAAATCATCACGATCCTTGCTATCCGCGTGGCCGTGTCCGGCGCTACGACCATCACGATCGAGTCGAAGGGCGAATCTGACAGCGTGACGCTGTTCAAGGGGGAGTGTTCTACCTCCCACGGCATTGATTGGGTGGTCCCCGACCGGCGCACTCGTAAGGGAGACTCAATTGTCCTGACGAGCAGCGCGGATGAGTCGATTTCGGTGACGGCAAGTATCGGACGCAGGCAGGACGTGGACTCGTAGAAGGGGGGTGGTCTGCTTGGCTGCCCTTGTGTTCTGGAGGACGCCCTGTGGCGGAGTCGATGATGCCGAGAAAGACGCGTACTGGATTGAAGTATCCCAGCGCGCGAGGGGTTCAGCAGACGATTGGGTAGTGCTCGACGGGCGCATTCCGCTCCTGGATAAGTCGGACAATTTCACGACGATGTACCACGATGCCGACGGAGTAGCACCAGGAGAGGAAGGCGAGCGGGAGTATCGCGTTCGTTTTCTCAATCGCGTTGGCGGGGAAATTCCTGGAACAACCCCGATCAGTCCGATTTATGGTGTCGAACCCGAGGGCATCACTCCGCTGGATGTGCGGAAGATGTGCCAGGGCCTCGACATCGGAGAGACCACGGACGATTGGATTCACGATCGCATCGTGGGTGCCCGCTTCTGGCTGGAGAGCATGATCCGAAAGAAGATGGTGCCCACCACCAAGCATGAGGAGCAAGACGGCACTGGGGCCCCGTGTGTACATCTCATGGAACGCCCACTCATTTCGGTGGAGCGGTTCTATCTCGAAGTCGCCCAGGTGGGTTTCCAGATGGAGATCCCGCTGGATTGGCTGCGCATAGACAATGAGATTTCCTACGTGACGGTGATCTTCCCAGCTCACGCTCAGGCAATGCTTATGGGCACCGGGATGCCGTTTCCTTACTCACAGGGCCTCGCTACGTTCGCTCCGATCCGTCACCTGATCCGGGTGGACTACACACACGGGCTCAGCCCCGTGCCCCCGAATCTCAGGGAGGCATGGCTGAAGCAGTCTGCGATCGAGGTCCTCCAGGTGGTCGGAGATGCCAAGGGTGGCGGGATCGCGTCGAAAGCGATGGACGGTGTAAGTGTCTCCTACACGGCTAGCGCGACCACACATCTCTACTCGGCAAGAATCAAATGGTATCAGGACGACATCGCACGGATTCTGGCGAGACTCGATGAAGTGTTTTACACGGTTGGGAAGCTCAGGTGGCCCGGATGAAGTCTCTACCATGCCAGAGGTTTGATCGCTCGAAGATCCGGCCCCATGCCTTCACTAGGAGGGAGGGGCGGTCGGACGATGATGCGTTCATCGACTTCCATGGTGTCCTTGCAACCTGGGAGAAGTCGATGCGCTGTGGCTGTATCTCGAAAAGCGGACAGCCGGACTATCGCTGTCCTACATGCTTCGGGTCTGGGTGGTCCTACTATGATCCGGTGCTGGTCAAGATCATCATCACGGGGATTTCGCTCAGGAAGCAGCTCCGGGAGGCCGGGGAGTTCCAGCCCGGTTTCGCCCAGGGGTCTCTCAGCGCCAGGCACAAAGTAGGTCCGCATGACCGCTTCACGATCGAGAGTCGGCTGGTTATCACTGTGGACCCGATGACGCGGGGCACCGATGAGATGGATGCGATCCGGTATCCGCAAACAGCGATCCAGGACATCCTCTCTATCCGGGATGCCAACGGCGTCTACCTGGAGATGGGGAAAACATCTGAGGGGGAGACCGCTGATTTCCGAAGGTTCGGGAATACGATTCATTGGCTTCCGGGCGCCCGGGCCCCGGAGGAGGGATCGGTCTACAGCGTCCGGTTCGAGCATTATCCGATCTTTGTTGTCATCAATCCGCCGCAGGCCCGCGGAGAGGCTGAGGAGCAGTTCCCGTGGAAGCTGGACCTGAGACGGTTGGAGTACATGAGGGGCGAGACCGCCATCTCGGGCGGTAGGCCAGGGGGTACGGTGATTCGATAATGTACACCATTCGCGTATCCGTGGATTATGCCAAGCTGACGCGTGCTGCACTTCGAGCGGGAACGCCGATGGTGGAGACGGAGGCCGCTGTACGCAAGGCGGCGCTATTCGCCCAGAGGAAGTTCCAGGAGAACCTTGGGGACAAGGGAGGAAAGCACGTCACCTGGTCGGGCGGGTCCTTTGTGATCCACAAGGTCACGGGGACCTACCAGGGATCAATCACGATGATCTGGCCCTTCGAGGGGATGACAACGCAGGCATGGGTGGGGCCTCGTGGCTGCGCCTATGCGAGTGCGATCGAGAAGGGCTACGAGGGGTTCAGCATCAAAGACCGGATGCTGGCGACCTCTCCCAAGGTGAAACATACGAAGGACGGACACCGATACATCATCATTCCGCTTTGGTACAAGGGCGGGAAGAAAAGGGCCAAGGCGGAGTTCGGGAGCACAGAGGAGGCGGCCAGGCATGGCGTAGTTCGAACGTCCAGGAAGCGGTTCCACTCGCAGTGGACGAAATTCAGAGTCATGAGCGATCGTCCTGGGTCGGCGAAGTGGTTCCATCCAGGTGCGGACCCGAGACCCGTCGGGAGGGCAACGATGGAGTTCGTAAGGCCGCAGTATGAAATGCTCGTGAAGACGGGGCTGGCAAAGGATCTGAAACGCATCGTATCTGGGGGGGCCTGATGGCAATTACCCTGATTGGTGGATTCGACGCAGACCTGAAGGGCTTTGTCTATGACGTATTCGAGGCCCTCTTGGAGGCAGACGAGCGCCCACCACTAACCCAGATTCTTGCCGATCAGGAGCTTGCCCAGAGATTGACCGGACAGGAGATTCACCTGAAGCGGACAGCCGCGCTCACGCCATTCGATATACCCGCTATCGTGATCCGGCTGCTTCCCGAGACGCCCACTGAGGAGTTCATCGGAATGGGCATTGAGGAGGAGCGGCAGGCCAACGTCGATGGCAAGTGGGAGGCCCATTTCGGGGCCCGCTACCGGATGGCGGTAGCACTCGATTGCGTGAGTCTGAATTCCAAGCTTCGGGATGATCTCTACCGGCTGCTGAAGGTCCTGGCAATGATCGCTGCCTACAACATTTCCCGGGACAAGTCATGCGGTCTTCAGAACCCGCGGCTTCTTCCCCAGGGAGAGGGACAAGATGAATTCGCCGAGGACCCCAACATCGTCTATCACGCATCGGTAGTTCTTGAGGCCGAGTACGAGCTGGGCGTTACGGATGCGGCGGATGCGGTAGGCACCGTGCAAGTTGGAACGATAACCCCGACACAGGGATAGGGGGCACCATGACCACATCTGAGGAAACGACGAGGGGGCCTTCACTCACGACCTGGCAGGAGTTCTGCCATCGAGCGGGACTGCCGCCTGCCGCTGCGGGCGGATTCATCGCTACGGTTGGCAAGACGATGCGACCCAGGGCGGAGTGGAAGCGATTGTTGGAGGCGTACCGGCAGTGGCCGGTGGGCAAACACACATGGGACGAATGGCTGGCTAGCTGGCTGGAGGCCCACAAAAGCGAGGTGACGAATCGTGCCGACGTTTCAGGGAAAGACCTATCTGGTTCCGCAAGCAGTGGCTCACGTGGACGTAAGCGCAGCGGCCAAGGGGGCGCTGGGGCTGCTAAACGTGGCAGCGGTGATCGGGGAAGCGACGGGCGGTAAGCCGGGCGATGTGTTCACGTACAACAACTTTGCCCAGCTCCAGTCCGTCCATCGTTCCGGTCCCGCGGTCGATGGTTCAAGGCTCTTGTTCCAGCCCTCGGACAGGACCGGGGGCGCAACGCTTGTCCGCTTCGTCCGGGTAAACCCGGCAACGCAGTTTGCGGGGACGATCGCAGACAGCGTTCCAGAAACCACCATCAATCTTCTGTCGTCGGACTACGGATCATGGCAGTCCGGCGTGAAGTGGAAGATCGAGGCAGGGGAGGCGGGAGACTGGCAGGGGCAGGATGTCACCTTCCAGTTTGGTGATGACACCGTGACTGTCGATCAGCTCGGGAAGGCGCTCCGGGTCAAGTACACCGAGACCTGTACGACCGCGGTGCTCAACATCTCGGGGAATGTCCTCACGACCACGATTACAGGCGGCTCGTATGAGACCGTGGACAACTTCAGCCTCGATCTGACGGCAACGCAGTATGACACGATCGCAAAGGTCTATGCTGCGTTTGCTGAGCACCCGAGATACGACGCTGAGCTGAACCCGAATGCTCACGACGGCATGACCGCCGTTGCATCGCAGTATTTCAACACGCAGACCGACCAGGACATCAAAGCGGTGTGGGGGATGCAGACGGCCCATCCATATCTGATGGTGGATTGGATCAACACGCATGTCCCGTGGGTCACGGCAACGGCGGCGAAAACGACCGTCCCGGATGTTGTCGATTGGGATACGTGGAGCAGCGGAGGAAGCGAAGGCACCACACTTACCAGCCATTGGGAAAACGCGCTCACCGCGCTGGAGGAAACGGCTACACAGCTCCTGTGGGTTGCCAGCGAAAGTAACACAATCCATGCCCTTCTGAAGGCGCACTGTCGCGCGCTGGGCAACCGCATTGGCTTTGTGGGCGGCGCTGCCGGTGAGACCGTGGCCCAGGCCGTAACCAGGGCCGGGGCGCTTAACTCCGATCGCATGGTGCTGGGTTTCCCTGGGGTGAAGCTCTATGATGCGACTCTGACGATCGCCACATTGTCGCCCATGTATACGGCTGCGATGCTCTGTGGCCTTCACGCCGGAGTTCCCATCTACGAGCCCATCACACACAAGTATCTGGCGATCCTCGGGTTGGAGAAGGACCTGACGCTTGCAGATCGGCAGACCCTCCAGTTGGGCGGCGTCTGCTGTGTGAATCAAAACTTCTCTCGGGTTACGGGACGATCGACGGGGTACTGGTGCTCCAAGGGTTGCTCCACGGTTCAGAGTAATCTGTCAATCTGGAACGCTGATGGGACCACGCCGGAGCCCAGCTTGAGACGCATCTGCGATGCCCTGAAGATCACAATCGAGGACCTGGTCAACGAAACCTTCGTTGGCCGGTCCAGTCGATACCTGTTGGCGAACCTCCAGGCGTATGTCCAGTCTCTGCTCGATGAGTTTGAGGCTGCCGGATGGTTGACGCCAACCCTTGATCCTGATACGGGTCAGGAGCTGCCGGGATGGAGGAATGTTCAGGTGCGCCAGCAGGGCGATGCCTGGTATGTGGACTTCGAAGTTAACCTGACGACTCCGGCCAACTTCGTGTTCGTTACGGCTCACGTGCTGCCCTAGTACAGCTGCGCTGGGCATGATGAAGGATCATCAACGCTTGGGGGAGAGAAATGCCGAATTCGACGAGGAACCCCACGCTGACCGGGAACATGCTGATCTTGACGATCAACGGGGTTGCCGTGGGCCGTGGAGCGGGATTGGACGTGACCGAGAACTTCGGAACGGAGCCGATCCCGGAGCTTGGAATCATCCACTACAACGAGCAGGTGCCGATGCGGTACATGCTGACCGTGAACATGCGCTCGTTTGCGATTGACGGGGAGTCGCTGGAATCGCTGGGCATCGTCCCGGATCGCGATAGTGTGGTCACGTTCCCGGCCATCGACGTTGTGGTGGTAAACAAAGAGACGGGGGCACTCGTGGCAACCGTCGAGCACTGCATCATTACGACCAAGGGGTTGAATCTCGGGCCGAATGCAATCGTTGGCCGGAATGCCTCCTGGATTGGTCGCAATCTTCGCTGGGCGGCGTAGTGCTCAGCGGATAACACGGGGGACATGATGGGATGCTGGCAAAGCAGCTCCGATTGGGGCGAGTACAAGATCTCATGGAGAGGTCTGACGTTCGAGGATGAAGTGGCAATCGCGAGCGGGATCGCGTCTGCCACTGGCAATGTGGTTCCAGCCGAAGGGAGCCCTGGGGAAGTCGCCTATATTCTGGCCGAGATGATGGTGACTCTCTCCAGGGCCTTCGTGGCATTCGAAAGGAAGGATGGAAAAGAGCCGACACCGGAGGACAACGAGCGGTTCGCGAAGTTTCCAAAGAATCTGAAGTGGCGCCAGGTCAAGGCTCTGATGGGTCTGTATCGAGAGGCTGAAGCCCCCTTTCGTGACAGAGATGCTGACGAACCTGGACCGGCTGGCGGAGAGGCTGGCGGCAAGCCCTGAGTTCGCGTTTCGTCAGTTCTACGGATTACCGCCACTCGATCCCCGGTTTCTCGGGATGTCTCATTGGGACATCCTGGTGGAGCTCCGGGCGCTCGAATTGTGGCGTGAGGACACGGGTGACGAGGAGTACAATCGCTGGTTCCAGCGAGTCCAGCAGGACCCGGAGGAATTCAGGCGGACAAGGGAGGAGGACCAGGCCCTGATCGACAGATTGGGTCTGGGCAGGGGTAAGGCCGATGCCAACGGGACCGACACAGGATGAGCTCGATGTAGGTATGAAGTTCGTGGCCGAGGGGTCTACGATCAAACCGACCCTCGATGACATCAAGCATACCATTGACCAATGGGCTCGGGAGGTTGGGGAAGCCACGCAGGAGGGTTTCGCAACCAAGGACCGGATGGAGGACATTTCGAAACTCCATCGGTTTGCAAGGGACGACCTGAAACAGTGGGCCCAGGAAGCCCGCCAGATCGCCCAGCAAGACATCGCCCGGCTCAAAGAGGAAATGCGAGCTGCTGGTGGAACCCGGAAGATGGACCTCAAGGATCAGATCGCCCAGCGGAAAGAATACGCTCGGATGGACGAGGATCTGGTCCGGGAACATGCCGCCAAGATCGCCATGCTGAAGCGGAAGACCGAGGGCCTGGAAGATCTACCGGAGGGGCCCACGTCGCTCGTGGATCGCATGGGGGGAGTCGCTGGCGCCGCCAGGGGCCCACTCGGGATGGGAAAGATGCTGGCCGGGGCCATGGGGTTCGGCGGAGTCCTGGGGGCGGGCGTTTTCCTCGCCCAGGGCATTGCCCAGGCACGGGAACTCGACAAGGAGCTCGTTCGCGTCACCAGGCGGATCGGAGACGTTCAGAAGGCCGCCTATGACGTAGGCAGGGAGTTTGCCTATACCCGCCAGCAGATGCTCCCCTTGCTAGAGGCGTTTGCGGAAGCATCCACCTACGCTGCCAGCATGAGGGGGAAGGGGGAGGGCCCGCTGGAGGAAGGCGTCTACGCAGCGACGGGCCTCGCCCGGTATTGGGGAGTTCAGCCGCAGAGAATGGCCCAGACCCTGGGGCGGCTTCAATACCTTACGGGCTTGAAGGCTGATGAACGCTTCCTCGGGCGCCTGAGCAGTCATCTCACCGAGACATTCGGCCCAGACCGAGCGAGATTGCTCGCCATGAGCACTCTCGAAGAAATTTCTGGCATGGTCTCCGAGGCGCGGGGCATGGGAATTCTGACCCCGGACCCCAATCTCGCGGCCGGATACCTGTCTCAGCTCCAGAGGCTCCAGAAAGACCGCCATTTCCCGTTTCTCCAGGGTTACGGGGCGAATGTCCTCAGCAAGCTCAATCAGGCCATCATGTCCTCCGCTGGCCCGCTCAGGGCGTCTCTCGAAGCTGCCCTCCGGGAACAAGGGATCTCAGAGCCTCCTGTTTGGCTGGAGCAGCTAGGCAAAGGAATCTATGGTGAAATGGGCCCAGAGATGCTTCACGGGGCTCTCGGGCTCATTTCGTCCCGGTATTGGGAGACGAACCCGGAAACCGGGGAGCGTCGCCGGACGCCTGGCTGGAAGGGTATTGCCGCCAAGTGGTTCGGAGACAGGATTGGCTCCGAAGAGCTGGGGTTCTTGATCGAGAACCTGGAAGCACTCAGGCCGGAAGCTGTCCGGGGCTTCGCTAGTCGAGCAGGAGAAGACATCCTGAAGGAACTCCGGGACACCAAGACACAAACGATCAGCCAGTGGGACCGCATCGAGAGCTCCCTATCGGAGATCCAGTCCGCAGTCGGCATGGAGATCGCCGGGACCCTTCTGCCGAAGATCGTCGGCGTCATGGAACGATTCACCACGGGCCCGCTGGCGAGGATTCTCTTTGGTCCATCGGACGAAGATCGCAGAAAACAGGTCGAAGGAATGATCGGGCGCCTGAATACGCCGCTGGGAAGGACTCAGTTGGAGGCTGCCCTGAACGCCGCGGCTGGGATCGGTGTCGGGGGGGAGCTTGGGGTTGCTCAGGCCCTCATGGGCGGCGCAGCGATGAAGTGGCCCTCTTTGTTTGCCTGGATGGCGCCAGAGCGAGCTTTCGCACCGGCGGCCTCTATGCAGATGATTGACCAGCTCCGGGCCTCCTGGGGCATGGTCCCTCCGGGAGGGGACATCGGTTCATGGCAGCGCATCCAGAGGCTTTTCAACGGCGTTGGGGAGGCCGCTGGACATGCTACCACGAATCTACTCGAGCTGGGTGTCACCGCGGATCCTTTCACGGAACCGACGCAGCCCGTGAATGAATGGTGATGGGATGGAAGCACGGAAACTGATGGGCAATCCGTATGTTCGCGTGACCTTCGTGACGAAGCAGTCGGCGGGGCTCTCCGCTACGACGCGTGTGGTCTCGCTGTCGATGCGGAAGCATCTGCGGGAAGCGGCGGGCTCATTCACGTTGCAGATCAAGCCGCGGACACGCGGAGAGCTGGAGCAGTGGGAGAACCTTCTGGAGCCCATGGACATCATTCTGATTCAGTTCGACCCCGACTCTGCCGCCATGCTCGGACTGATCGACCGCGTGGGCAAGGGGCGAGTTGTCGCTGAGGGCGGCCAAGTGACCCAGGGGCTGACCATCTCCGGGCGGGATTTCGGGAAGGCGTTCATCATGGATACGGTGGCCTACTTCCCGGCACTCGTGGGCTCTGACACTGTTTGGGAGGAACGCTTTCCACTTCCCCTCATGCGGATCACCACGAAGAGCTTCCGGGGAGGCACGGTCAAAGAGGCCCTGCAAAGCATCTGGAATGACAGTCCCGTGGCGAACAAGGAATACGCTCAGGCGGCAGGGGCCACGACATTGCGGCAGTACATTGACGTGGGCGAGAAGATCGAGACTTTCCCAGATAGTTTCGTCTGGAATGAAGCATTGGCGATGTTCACCGGATCAATCTGGAACTACATGGAAACGGTGCTCGATCGGGCATTTTACATGATGTATGTGGACACGGCTGCGGCTCTCTCCCCTCGCCCGAGGGCGCACCTGGTTGTCCGTCCGTTTCCGTTTGATGAGACCGGAGATTTCTCCTGGCGCAGCGCCCGGACATTCGCCAGGCCCGAGATGGCCTACCATGAATTTACGGCGGCTGACTTCCTCGAAGACAACATCGCTCGATCCGACACGGACCAGCGGAGCGTGTTCCAGGTGATGCCCGAGGGTTGGATCATTGGTGCTGAAGAAATCCTTGAGAGTTTCGGCCCCCGCGTCGATGACGATCTGGTGAAGGCATACGGATGGCGTCCGATGATCGTTCGCACCCACCTGATGCCGGACGGTGCATTCACCTTCACAGACAACAACGAAAATGTGATGCTGGGCCAGAATACGACGGCGATCGACCATTGCGAGACGTTCAGGGACCGGCTCTATGACTGGCATCATGAGAATGCGAAGCTGTTTGGCGGGACAATCACCATCCGGGGATACCCGCTGGCGCACATTGGTGATTGGTGCCTAGCGCGATGGGATGGCCGATCGTACTTCATCGAAGGTGTGGAGCATCAGTGGCGGATGGATCGGGCTCCGTTCAGGACAGTCCTGTCCGTGAGTCGTGGCAAAACGAGAATCATGCCGGGGGTGTCGTGATGTCTCGTAAGGATCTTGCACAAACAGCAGTGGTGAGGGCCAAGGTTCCAGGGCGCTTCAACCACATATCGGTCTCCAGGACGTTTCCTGCGCGCGTGGTAAAGCTGAATCCGGCAAACCTGACTGTTGACGTGGGGCTGGCCCTTGGCGGAAACCTGAAAGATGTGCCGGTCATCTGGGCTGCTGCTGGGTATACCCACGGCAAAGCAGTCCTTCCGCGCATCGGGGACTTGGTTCTCGTGTCATTCGGCTCGGGGAGCCCAATGTCTCCCCTGGTTGTCGGGAGCGTTGCAGAGCCTGTCCCGCAGACGAATGAGCTCTTGCCTCTATTCAATCGAGAGGACCTTGCTGGTGCTTCTGATCCATCCGACGATGTTTCGAAAGCAGGTTTTGGCTGTCCGACATGCAGCCCTGAGAAGCGCCGCCACAATTTCGAAGCAGTCATGGAGATCCTGGATGCTACCTGGACGCCTCTCGCAACCACAAAGGATGGGGAGCCCAATACCGTCGAGACGGACTTATGGCTGGAAGCTCACCCCGCAGGCAATTTTTCTCGGATGGACGAGCGGGGCAATGTCGGACAGTGTGTCGAGGGCAATCTGGGTCTGATGATCCAGAATGGCGGGGCGTTCGTATTACGACAGAGCATTCGCCCGGGCCGGGACCTGGAAGGCGAAGTGCAGTTCGAATTCTTCGTCGATCGACTGACGGGAGAGGTCCTGTTCGTTCTGGACCCCAAGTCGCCGGAGGAGAAATACCGGCGCCGTGCAGTGATGACATTCCGTGCCGAGCGGGGTGTTCTGGTAAGCACGAACGAGGAGGACACATTCCCTCCCGACACGATTCACAATGGATACCTGTATTTCAGCGGGGGACGCGGGCTGGCCCTGAGCGCAGGGTTCGATACTGATGAGCTCGAAGTCCGAATGCCGGGCGGACGGGACAATGAGGATCGGATGTTTCTTTCCGCCAAGGAAGGCATGGCCTTAGACACAACTGGAGAGAAACCGGAGGCCGGGGAAAAGGAAATCAATCTCAAGGCCCAGGAGAAAATCACCCTCACATCCAAACTTGGCGACATCGAGGTTGAGTCGGAGCTGCAGAGCGTTCTCGTCACCGCGCTTCAGAACTTCATCGCGACGGCGACTGCCGGGGATGCGAAACTCGTGGCTACCGCTGGGGGCATTTTGCTCCAGGCGCTTGTCGGGAACATAGAGGCGCAAGCCACCGCTGGCGACATCAAGGCCACGGCCACGGCGGGCGACATCGACGTGAAAGCAACCGCTGGAGACATCAGCATAGAGGCCACGGCCCAGGACATCACGCTGAAGGCCCCCCTTGGCACGATCAATGAGCAGGCCCTGACCCTTTTGAAGTTGTTCATCCCCCTGATCGGATATATGCAGATTGATTCGATCGGGATCACGATCACCGTTTCGGTGGGCTCGTTGTTGCTAACTTCGCTCATTGGTCCGGCGACATTGAGCGCCGGGACGATCGTTTCGATCAATGCTGGCGGGTCAGTGGCCGTGAATGCCCCGCTGGTCGGCGTCACTGCTGGGCAGATGTATGTTGCTGCCTCGCAGATCTCTCTGGGCGGTGCTGGGCCTCTCCTGAGACTTCTAACCGAGGCGTTCATCGGTCTGTTCAATGCTCATGTTCATACGTGCCCACATGGCGGCACTACATCCGCTCCGGTAACTCCGATTACCGTTGCGCCGCCACAGGTCACGACGATTACAACGGCAACATAGGAGATATTCCGAATGGCCGGACTTCTCGATTCGCTTGCCAGAGGACAGTTGACGCTGAACAAGTATACCCTTGCATTGGCATCAGGAAGCGATGCCCCGAGGGCTTGGACTTTCTACGTCAACCCCGAGAGCGTGGTCGATGATTTCCCGTCCAGAACCATGATCGGCCATACGCTGGCCGGGCCATTCGCCGAGGAGTACGGCAGAGCTTCCGGGACGATCACGGTATCGGGCACAACGGGATTCCGCTACAGACTTGGGCAGGATGGTGTTCTGGATGGGACTGCCCAGCTTCTCAAGATGTACGAGCTCTGGCGGGACTATCAAACCTCTAAAGAAGTCACAACATTCGCTCCCGCCTTCAACGATTACAAGGCATACTGGTTCGATTGGGACAAGGGGCTTCATTTCTGGGTGGTCATCGACCACTTCTCTATCCGCAAGTCCGCCGACAAGCCGCTGATTTACCACTATGATCTTCGGATGCGGACACTCGGGAAGCCTTCTGAGGCAGATTCCGCGGGCGATGTCCTGGTGGACTACTTCCGCCAGTTAAACACATCGTTTCAGCAGATCCACGAGCGCCTGGGGAGCGCGATCGACCTACTTCAGGGCGTTGCGTCATGGGCCGATACCGCGGGGATGATCTGGTTGGAGGCAAACACCTTCGCCCAGGATCTCAATTCGCTCGCCGCTCAGGTCGCGAACGTGGTCAACGGCTTCACTGATGCTACAGGCGTTGACGCCTCGCTGGCAGCCTCTCTCGCTTCGCAGGCCCAGCAGCTTTGGGAGCAATTCCGGGACAATCAGCCGAGCGATCCCGAGATGAAAGAGGACCAGGCGGCGGTTCAGGAGGCGTTGAGGATGGCCGGGACCGGATGTAAGTTGGCCTCACGATGGTCGAGGCAGTTCTATGAGCCAGCCCCCCGTCCCTGGGGAGAGCCCACGGAGGAGGAGATTGCCGCCGATCCGGCTACCATCATCCAACAGTACCCCGCCCGCATTCAGTATGTCGCGCATTTCCATGAAACGATCATGGATCTGGCGGCCAGGTTTCTTGGGGATGCCGATCTCTGGCCGGTCATCGCTTTTGCGAATGATCTGGCTCCAGATCAGTTGGAGACCACGGACATAGGCGGAAGATTGCTGAGTATCCCTGCCCGGCAGGATGAGACGATCATTCCACTGAATCTCCTGGTCACGCGGACAATCTCCACGGATGACATCTATGGCACATCTCTCAAGCTGAATGCTGATTTCGACTATGTTGTAGACGAGAATGGCGGCCTGAAAACGGTGAGCGGGCTTGAGAATCTGGCGCAGGCGCTGAGAATTGCCCTGGAGACCGGGCGGGGGGAGCTGGCGCACCATCCATTGTATGGGACCCATATTCGAGAGTACATCGGAGGGGGCCGCACGCTGATGACTGAATCGGCTTTGGCCGCAGAAGTGGTGCGGGCCATGGAGACAGAACCTCGCGTGTCCAGTGTGATTGGAATTCCGACTCTCACTATCAACCAGGACATTATCAGAATCGAAGTGGATGTGCGACCGATAGCGTCTCCGAACCCGATGGTGTTCGGATACGATCTATTCATTGGCGGGCTGGTCGGTGGACTTGTATGATTCACCCCGCCTGGAGGAGTGAACCGTGGGTGCGAATCTGGTGGAGTTCAAAGATTTCCTGGAGTGCTGCGTTGACTTCATAGCGCATCTCGAAGCCAACGACAGCCCGATCACCGACTTCTCGATCGGAAGCCCCGCACGGACGGAAATGGAGGCGCATTGCGACGGCCTGGCTATGAATTGGTATGCTCTGCGAATTCTGGAGCGGGCGGCCTTCGCTGCGACGGCCACCGGGGATGCCCTGGATGGTCATGCCTACACCTTCGGAGGGATGACCAGGCGTCCATCTATGCATTCGGCGGGTATCCTTCGCTTCGCCAGGACTGAAACCGGAGCCCCCCTGGAGGTCCCGGTGGGAACAGTATGTTCCACCAACACAGGGCTCCAGTTCATCACGATAGAGGCAGCCAACTTCGCAATAGGTGAGTCCGCCGCCGATGCTGCGGCAATCTCCACGAGCAATGGCATTTCTTCCAATGTCGGGGCCCATCGGATCACCGTAGTGATTTCGGCGGTCTCGGGGATAACGGGTGTCGATAACCCCATCCCGTTCTCTGGTGGTTCTGATGAAGAAACAAACGAAGCCCTGCGCTCCCGCATCATCGCTGCGTTCGGTGTTCTGGCGCATGGGGTCCCAGAGAGCTACACCACCTGGGCCCTTGCTGCCGATTCGCTTGTATTCCGGGCTTCGGCCTGGGGCCAGTTGCGGGCATCTAACTCCGTGGATATCTACATCGCGAGTATTGACGGAGTGGCCGGCTCATCTTTGGTGGATGCTGTTCAGGCATATATCGACCCGCGGAGGCCCCTCACAAGCAATGTTCTAGTGGCTACTGCTGTCCTGGTGGATGTCGATGTCACATGCACGGTCTACAGCGACTGGTCCAAGGACTCTTCCGAGCTAGAGGCGGATGTCGAGGCAGCCATCATCGCCTATCTCAATTGGCGAACCTGGGACTTCGGAGGCGAGGTTACAGTGGCGGGGATTCTGGGCGCCATAACGGCAGTCGATGGTGTACATGATGTGACTCTCAGTGTTCCGTCGGCCAACATCGCACTTGAGCCCGACGAGTTGGCTACTCCTGGTGTCATTGCAATCACGGTGGTGGAATGATGGGCAACGGCGAACCTGTAGTGAAGCGGGGTTTCATTGACGCGGGGCTCGATGGGCACCAACGCTGGCGCGCTGACTGGAGGAAGATCTTCAATGGGATGTTTGTCTCCAACGTCGGCTCCGGCAACACACTCTCGGGTTATGCCGATCGGTTAGGGGCGATACTCGGAATTCCCCGGCCAAGCGTCGTTCGTCCCCATAGCCAGACGGAGACCCGCCAGACTCATGATTTCGAGTACCGGATCATGCTTTGTAATGCGATGGCGAATTGGGACCTCCGGGGATCTCCATCGGCTTTCAAGGAATATCTGGCCTGGTGGACATGGGTGAATCCCATCATCGAGGAGGCGTGGGTCGAGGGAGCCTGGGTTTGGGTTGTGGGAGAAAGATACGTCGGAACAGAGCCGCAGACCATTGTGGGGGGTGTCTTCGACATCTTCACCTGGATCTGGAACATGCACAGCGGGACTCCTGCGGAGAGGTACTTCATCACACAGGATCATCTGAAAACACACTTCCCCCTCCATACGAGCATGGGCTGGGGCCGCACGTCGAGCAACCAGTCAGGTGTGGCGGCTCCGGTCAACGGTCTCACCGGGTCAAGCGCGGAGGGCTATGGGCTCATGTCATTCGACGAGGGCCTCGATTCTTTTGTGATCGCCCCCTGGCAGATGGTGGGGTACGGTAGCCCGGGAACCTTCTACTGGCGCCCGCCTACGATAGACCGGGAGCAGGGGCACGAGGCCCAGGAATGGTTTGCTGACTGGCACACCCTGCTCAGGCATGACATTGCCCACCTGTTCACAATCTGGGGACAGTGGAGAGATGCCGACTCAGGTTCCGGGCCCTGGTCCGATTGGCAGGACGTAGATCTGAATGGCAACATCAACGGAAAACAGTTCGTGCAGTTGAAGATCTTCGTGGACATTGCTGGAGAGGAAGGCTGGGGCCAGAGCGAGAAGCAGGCGGTAGTGGATGGTTTCGCATTGGTGTACGCGTGCGCCAAGTGGCTCACCCCGGCAGAGGCAATCTGGCTTCGACCACCGGAGTAAACGATGCCGATCATCGAAAGAGCGGTTGCAGTCGTCTACAATGTTCTGGATCTCCCGCTGGACCTGGGAACATTAGAGACGGGTTTGGCCCTCAATGCTTATGGTGAGATGTACGTGGAGTCTGGTTACGAGGACACAGACCTGGAATTCACCAGCGCCGTGTCAGATCTCGGTTCGGATTACTCCTCATACACCTTTGCGATAGACTGGTTTGGCTGGAAGCTGTCTGGCGCCACAGTGACCGTAACCGGCGAAGTTCGAGCGGGAAATGTCGCCACCCCGGACGAGACTTGGACAAGCTGGAGCAGTATCGCCGTGGATGATCCGCCCGTAGCCAGCAAGCGGTATCAACAGATCCGCCTGACGATCAACAGCGACGACACAGAGAGTTTTCGCCTGCATCGCATTCACTGGAAACGCTTCGAGTCGTGAGAGGGGGCCGCCGTGAAGTATCTATCGTACATCGTATCGTTCGTGGTTCTGGTGCTTGCTGGTGCGTCGGCCCTCGCTCAATCGGTAGACAGAGAATCTGCATCTGTGCGGATCTCCGGCTGGGATGCTCCCGGTCTGAAGGTGGTCGCTTGTTTCCCCGCCGATGAGTCGATGGGCTCCTATGCCTCGATGGACACGGCCTACGATCGCGGCGCAGGAAACTATACATGGGACGATCTGGAGCCCGGCTGGTACGACATCTACATTGCCGGTCGGCTGGATAGCGCCTGGGCGAACAAGTGGATGCCTGCCTCCTATGCCTACAGCGCAACTTACGCGGACACTGCTCTTTGGGTTGCCGCAGGGGTTGTTGACTCGACCATGGTTGACGAAGCCGGTCTCTCCTACGATAACTTGAATCTCGACGGACGCCTGGTGAGTGCGGACATCGCCGATGGGACGATCGGTACGTTTGACCTCGCTGCCGATGCAGTGGACTCGACCGTGACCCAAAATGCCGGGCTCTCCTACGACGATCTGAACCTTGATGGGCGAGTTGTGACTACGGACTTGGCTTCCGCAGCGGTCGATTCGACAGTCACGGAAGATGCTGGGCTCTCCTACGACAATCTGAATCTGGACGGGCGGGTCGAAGTCTCAGACCTTGGAATATGGGATGACCAGGTGGTCTGGATACTCGCAACGGATGAAACCGTGATGGTTGTTGGAACCCTTACCAACTGGAGCGGAAAGCGGGACGGGCAGGATGTGGGCAATTCGAATCTGGATGTGAGGTTTGTCCATGACAGTGACCCCGGTGCTGGCCGAGCGGTAAACATCGTTGGGTATTGGGAAGCGGATGGATACCCGGCCCTCGGTGCTGGCGGCTGGCTGATGAAGATTCACAACGCCATGCGCGGGGAAACCCTCAATCCCGGATTCGTCGCAGACTGTGATTCCAGCTACAAGTTCGCCGCCAAGTTCAAAAAAGGTCATGTGCAGATCGGCCAGAGTAACGCCGAGACGCTGTGGGTTGAATCGAGAACTTGGTGGGGGCCGAATACGGATCGAGGCCAGGCGACGATCCCCGCCACGAATGACTCTATCTTTGTCGCCTTTCCGGGGATGGGGAGTCTGTACCTGATTCATCTTACTCCCCTCGGCTGTCCTGCCTGCGGATGGTATGCCCAGAAGATTATTCCCGATGGTTTTGCAATTCGGACCACTTGCTGTACGCCTTGGGACCTGCCTTTCTCGTGGACGGTCGAGCGGGTCGGGACCAAGAACTAGGAGGGATTACCGATGAAACGCGGGAAGCACCCAGATGGGCTGATGCACGATCACACGTCGCTGGATTGGAACACGGAAACGATGGTGGACTGCATTGCTCTCCGGCAGCAGCGCATGAGACATATCCCGCCCTGGTCCATGTACGCCGGGGCCGCGGTTCGCGGTCAGGGGGTCCTCGAAGGCTTCACGGCAGCTATCAAGCAACCAAGTACGCTCATGAAAATTACTGTCCAGCCGGGGAAGGCCATCGACATCAATGGCGAGGTCATCACCATGACTGAGGCGGTGGATCTCGACATACCGGATGCGGATGAGATTCGCTGGTGGTTCGTCTGGGTCCGATACAAGGAAGTGAACAGCACCGTTGGGGACTTCAAGTCTGGGTATAGCCCGTCAACCACGCGCGTGACAGACAGCTATGAATTCGTCATGGAGTATGTCACCTGTGACACGGGATATCAGATCTACGGTCCTCCGGGCATGGACAACACGGCGTTTCCTACGGAGGAGGAATGGCCCTCCCCGCCGTCCTCTGATTGCATCCTGATCTGCTGTGTTTCCACTGGCGTCGAAGAACCGGACGAGCTCGAATTCATCGAGGATCTTCGGATCTCTCCGGTTATTGCCCCGGCCCAGAACCTGAAGCTCATAGACATTGGCCCCTCAGAATGGGTGGATCACAATTTCGATCCTCTCCGCGGCGATGATGCCGATACCGGCCAACGTGTATATCTCGGGACAAGTGCTGGCCTGACCGGATTCACTGCGATTCCGAGGGTGGTTCACCTGAAGACGAATCAGTATGGAATTGCAACTCTTTGGGGTTCGTTCGTGAGACCCCAGGATTACGGGAGCGATGGGCATCTCCTGGTAATGCATTGGGACTCTGTTTCCGTCCTGGACATCACTGTCTTCGCGATGGAGTGGGACAACTCTATCGCATACCGAGCGAATCAAGGCTCTGCACATACGGAGATCCACGGGCAGCAGATTGCCGCCTTGGACACCACACGATCTGAACCAGGCGCCTACATGGAACAGGAGTCCTGGTGGGTCACGAAACTTCCTCTCGACTTATCCGGGATCATGCCCGGGTCTTTGATCGGCATCAAGGTGGAGAACGACAACAGTGGTTCTGATACGAGTGCCTTGGCCTTTTTCCAGTTCCGGTATGTCCCCCATGGTGCTGTGCTGGGGGGCTATTGGCAGGAGGCCGGGATTGTCTCTCGTCGGTACGCGAGATGGTAGACAAGAGGGGGGATCATGAACGGCGATAGGGAACTGGTGTTGGAGCGAGCCATTCGAACCAACGGAAGAACGGGGGAGGTTGTCCGGGCGATCAGACAGCGACTCTTATCTGGAGCAGCAGAATGCCCGAAACACGAAACCGAGGCGGAGAAACCATTGCCTCCTCCGTTGCCCGACTCGCCCAACAGGTAGAAGATCAGGCCCTGACGACCAAGGACGCATTCTCTGTAGTTCGAGACGAGCTGCATGACCAGGAGGAGCGGATTCGCCGGGGGGAGATCTTTGACGCGAAGATCGAGGCGCGTTTGGCGGGTTGCCAAGAGAAAAGAATGATGGTATGCCCGTTCTGCGGAATGAGTCAGGCGGCTACTTCCCGGGCCCAGAAGATTCTTGGAACAACGCGAAGGTCCCTTCCTGGCGCGGGTGCCGGTGGGGGAATCTGGGTACTGCTGGAGGTCCTGCAACGATATGGCCCGGACTGGCTGAAAACGATTCTGGGGGGCTGATGTGCAGATTTCGTTGGGGGAATTGAATACCGGGGTGCCGAGCGCGAAGAACGACATCAGGCTATCCGAGCATCTACACGCATCGGAGTTGGCCTGCAAGGGGCGTGTTCATTGCGGGTCTGCCTGGGTCTTCATCCCATCCATCCCGATCCTGTTCGAACTCTCTCGGCAAGCCACCGCAGAGTGGTTCAATCGGGGCGCCGAGGTTCCCTTGATTGTCAACAGTGGATACCGCTGCGCCAAGTGGAATGAGAGAGAGGGAGGGTGGGCTGCGAGTCGCCACCTGGTCGGCGAAGCCTTGGATCTACGAGTTCCCGCGTGTGTTCTGGGCGACGATGCCCGGATTTACCAATGGGCCACCATGCTCAAGCGATTCTGGCCGAGAACGGCGCTCTACCAGCGTTCAGGAGAGGGGTATTCTGGGTTTGTCCACGTTGACCTGGGGGTCGTTCCCGGTCAATTCGACACGGAAGTGCGGGTGTGGTCTAATCCGCCGAGAGGGGGGAGGGCGTCATGAAAAGGAAGTTTGGCGTTGGTGACATCTGGAACATTCTCTCACTGCTGAGGAAGCTCAGGAATGATCCGGTCTGGCCGTTGGCGTTTGGTTTCGTGATGGCCGTCATCGGGTTTTTCAAGGATCGTCAGAGCCCGGTGACGAGGCAGGCGCTTGCCACGGCATTCTGGAACCTGGTGGTGTATGTCGTCAGCCGGTTCGATCCTTCCGTCTTGGGACCCATCATGTACACGGCGGGCAAGGCGGGGTCCAGGGAAATGAACCTCAAGATGCAGAATTGGGAACCGATCGAAGCGAAGGCCCAGGAAGCGACGCTCGTGGCTGTCGTCGAAGGGTTCCGTGGAATGGACGAGGACGATCCCAGCCGCGAGTCGGCTGCTCGCACGATTGCTCTCAACAAGGCTTTGGTTGCCTACCGAGCATCGACCGCAGCATAGACCTGCCTCTCCGTGCTGTGGACCAGGGCGCCGGTCATCTACCCGACCGGCGCCTTCCTGTTGTCCCACGAGCGGGACACAGCACCCCCCGAAAAAAGAGCTTGACATAGATATAGCATTATGCTATCATCATTATGCCCCCGTGATGACGGCGGGGGCTGGGTATCCGTTGGGGCTCTTTGCAGGGAGGTCTGTATGGTGAGAAGACGGTTGGTCTATGGGTATGCCCTGGTGGGCGACGGCACCCCAGGGAACATGGCGCTGCCGAAACGCATGGCCGTGACCCATGCGAGGCTCAAAGCCAGTGGGACCGGGAAGAATGTCCAACTCTGGAGGCGGGAAGTTGAACCC